GAATATGGCCTACGTTAACGACTTTAGCCGAAAGAGATACTCCCTGAGCGTGAGGGGTAACGATAAGATGACCTTTGCATTCGAATGATTTCATGATGTAACAACTCCTTTTCTTATTTAGCTTTACTTATATACTCTTATAGAGAGACATAGCAGAGAGTATACTCTTGAGTAAAAGACTCTCTGGCTAAGATAACTTTAAACGGTTATCGAAACAATGGAAAACTCAGCGAGAACACCTAAATGTAATGATAGCGTTTAAACATCAAGACAACTCCGAACAATGCTTAAACACACGAAATAGACGAATAAACCCATTTAGATATGCCAAAAACAACAGAAAAACCCTTGAGAAATACTCGTAATCACAAATAAACTTTTATACAACGGAAAATAGCTTTTACGATCTTAGGTAGCTTGAATGGTTGTTTTAACTTCAAACAACCCGGTTATGTACGCCATATTATTTTTTATACTCCGTTTTGCCCTACGGTATAATTTCTTCGTTCAACCCCATTTTATATAGCGAACATATATTCTACCTCACGTAATCAAACTTCCATCGATCTTTAAGCCCATTTTTACCGTACATTCCACCCACCTCTATTTCTTAACGTAAAATTAAATTTTAATGATTCCCTCTAAAAAATGTGTATATAGCCAAAAATCGAGGTAATAGCTACGTTAGAAGAACAGCTCACGAGGCGGTGTTAAACTCGCTAATTTAGCAAAACGATAAACTAAGTTTTAAGAGTTAACGTTCGCATCATCGCTGAATAAAGAACCAAAAAAAGAATAATAACCGGCACCGAGGACATAGTTCGACTTTAATTCATCTTAAAACGGTAAGGTCCGAGGAGCGGAGCACGCCCCGTATGTCTTTTGGATTCAGACGATTATATCCCAAAGATAAACTTAACGAAAAAGACATACGGCTTGAGTAAGCGACGCGGTGCCGTCTGGGATAATCAATCTTACGTTTAGTTATTAATCACGTCACCGCAAACGTAGTAAAAAGATAAAACGAAATAGAGGAACAGGTCATCTAAGTTTGAAGATAGGCAGGAGAACAGCTTACTTCCGCGCTATTATACACGGAGATAGTATACCCTTTTTTAGTTTATACTAAAATAAGGGTATTTTTTATTTTTAATCGCTTAATTTGAGTTATTTTATTTAAATTTAAATCGTTTAATTTAATTAATTTTATCTCGTTAATTTAATTAGTCTGTTTATGTCTCTCTATATACTCTCTCTTATCTATATACTCTTATATAGAGAGTATACTTTTATAGTCATATATACTCTTATGGCTACTAAGAGGATAAGCGCCGAACTTAAATATAAACCTTTTAACTTAAATTTATCATTTATTTAGGTAAGGCTAAATAAAAAGCCAAGCGAAGAGGCGCCGCGCGCGCTTCCTCGCTATTTTACTTAATAGCCTAATTTAAGTTTATCGTTTATATAAGAGTATATCTCTCTCTATACTCTTATATCTTCTTATACTCTTATGCTTATCTCTATACTCTCTTATATAGAGTATACTCTCTCTATTATAATAAGAGATAAATTTAAGTTTTTATTCTTAAGCTATTATACTCTCTTGTATCTCTCTATATACTCTTATACTCTCTTATAACTCTCTATAGGGATATAAGAGTATATACTCTTAAGAGAGTATACTGAATAAGAGATACAGGGATAAGGCGCCGCGACTCGTTTTAACTTAAATTTTTATCTATTTAACTTTAAAAAGTTAAGACTTAAATTTTTGTGTTAAAACGAATAAAATAGCCGCCTCAGAGTTACATACTTAATTTTATAATCGTGATTATAATTCCGGCTATTAAAATGGGAACATGCTTTCAAGGTTTATTAAAACTAAATTAAATTTTTGAATTCCCTCAAAAAAATGTGTATATAGCCCAAAAATCAGGTAATGCTCCGTTAGTAAACGTTAGCACAGAGTATTTCAGCGTAAAACGAGAACGGACCGTTTAACTAAACATCTATAGCCAATCAGTAGCAACCGGGCTAAGTCGATCAGTTCAAGACGAGAAAGTGCAGACGATTTAAATGAGCGAAGGACGGAGCCGCGAGCATGACGAGCGGATCCTCCTAGAGCGAGCATAAGGCGGCTCCTACATTAACGGAACAGTGGCGGGCATCGAAGAGCGGTAAACATAGTCCAGTCCCTCCGCATTCGATGCCGCCCTGTTTCTTGAGGAGCTCCCTTCCGCGCATTTAAAGGGGTAAAGTATACCCTTTTTTAATTTTATCTATTTTATCTTATTTTTTTGTCTTTCCCCCTATATATATAACGGCACGACTGGAGTTAACGATATGAGCGTAAGCGAATGAGTTAACGGAAGGAGTGAGGAGGAGGAGCGAAGCGACGACGGGCTATTAAATCCATGTACTATTCTAGATAGTATCTTATTTTATCTCTTATTTAGTTTTATTATCTTATTTAATTTTATCTCTCTTATATATACTCTTATATCTTAGTATACTCTTGATTAGAATAAGAGATAGAGAGATGGGCCCCGAACAAGTCATTTTATTTAAATTAATTATATGCTCTATAATTGACTTAAGTAAGATGACTTATTTTAATTTATCTTAGTTTTTAAATTTCCTTCTATTATATTATATATTATCATATCATGTATATCACCATACTCTCTCTTATAGTATACTCTCTAATTTTATATCTTAGTGTATACTCTATACTCTTATAAGAGAATATAGCATAAAATATAAAATCATCTCTTGACTTCTTTATATACTCTATGTTATAATACGAGTAAAAGAGAATAGCCGATTTAGTAGTAGGCGGCGTATTACAAGCTGCCTACGAAAGAAGAGAGTCCTCCCTACGGGTTTCTATTCCACCCGTAGTCGTTCTATCGTATTGTCGAGAACGAGGGATACAATTAAAAACTGAAAGCGGGATGATATTAACATATTGAAGATTAAAGCAGCAAGCAGATTGTTTAATACATAATCACAGAAAGGAGGGCTCATGCTAATTAGTTATAAAACGGAAATTAGACCGACAAGCGAACAGATCAGTAAAATTATCCGAAGCATTGGAATTTGCCGCTGGTTATATAACGAATATATCGCGAGAAACAAGCGACTATATAAGTTATACCAGCGAGGGTGTTTAGACGAGAATCAAAAACATTTTATATCTGCATATGAATTCGATAAATATATAAATCATAATCTGAAAAGTCGTGAAGAATATTCGTGGATATCAAAATGTGGATCCAAAGCTAGAAAAAAGGCTATTATAAATGCTGAAATAGCATTCAAACAATTCTTTCAAAAGAAATCGGAATTTCCACGATTTAAAAAGAAATCTCAACAAGATGTAAAAGTTTATTTTTATAAAAATTGTAAAGGTGACTGGACAATTAAACGTCACTGGGTACAAGTTCCGACCATTGGCAAAATTAGGCTCAAAGAGTTTGGCTATTTACCAACTTGTGCAATCGTTAAGAGTGGAACTGTATCATATAAAGCAGGTCGTTTTTATGTGTCTGTATTAGTGGATACGCCAGAACGACAATTTAAAAAACCACAGGGCGAAGCGCTTGGTATCGATCTTGGAATAAAAGACCTTGCCATTCTTAGTGATGGTACAAAATATAAGAACGTCAATAAGACCGCCACTGTCAGACGACTAGAAAAGAAACTTAGGCGTGAACAAAGGCGATTATCGAGAAAACTTGAAAGCAAGAAAAGGAATGGTGGAGAATCCGCCGCATACTTTGCAAATATCTCTAAGAACATATTAAAGGTTCAGAAGTTATACTGCAGACTTACTTCCATCAGAACCAATTATGCTAATCAAGTTATCAATGATATCGTAAGGCGAGAACCAAGCTACGTTGTTATTGAAAACTTAAACGTAAGCGGTATGATGAAAAATCATCATTTGGCAAAAGCTGTCGCAGGGTGTAGATTTTATGAATTCCGCGTTAAATTAACTGCAAAATGTCATAAGCACGGTATAGAAATCCGTATAGCAGATAGGTTCTACCCAAGCTCTAAGACATGTCATGAATGTGGATACATCAAACACGACTTAAAGCTTTCAGACAGGACGTATATCTGTCCCGAATGCGGAAACACGATTGATCGAGATTTTCAGGCGGCATTAAACCTTCGAGATCTTAAAGAATACGAGATAGCTTAACGACATAAGCTTTTCGTATATGTACCGATGGCTAAAAGATAGCATGGGCTGTCGCCCATGCTAAGTCGGGAATTTACGGCTATGGAGTATGATACCAAACGCTAGTAGCCTGCGAGAAGTCGCGGCGAGAGCGCATACGAGGAAATAGCAAGAGGAAACCGCGAGGTTCCTCCGAAACATCTAAAATATATATGAGTATATTTTATGTAGCAAGTCGAAGCCAGGTCTGTAAATACACATTATTAAGTATAGTTCGTCGATCATCTTAATCTACCATCAAACGAGAATTAACCGTTATCGGGAACAGGGGTAACGGGTGCCGAGAATATAACCCTACTACTCAAAATAAGAGATGATCTACTTAGGCTATTAAAAAACGAAGGGTGACACCGACAATTAGGCGGCGCGCAAAATCCTTCTATTCTAAGAGACGGCATGTTACAATATAAAGAGAGCTAATGGCATATTATTGCCTGATGGCTCTCTTTTCTTTTTTAACAGCCTAAGTATATTATCTCTAACGGAAAAATAAGAGGGGCTATATAACATAGACCCCTCTCCCTTGCAACCTAGGCCGCCGCAATACTCTTAGCAGCCAAACGACATACGGCAGACTTACGGAGCGTTCCGTCCTTCCGGATATCCTCCGGCATAACGACGAAGCTGCTGCCGTCTGCGCGCGTCACCTTCATGGGAGCCATTCCGATCTTATGGCTGTTACCCATGACGCCTCACAGATTCCGGTGGCAGTTCTTGCCCTTCTTGAGGATCACTCCGCACGTCATGCCGGCACCCCTTCTGCGCTCTCGACGAAAGCCTCATCGGGAAGATCCCCCGGATCGTATTCGTCCGCCTTCGCCGCGAGATACTCTCCGCCCGAATAGCACTTGTTCGAGACGAAGTGTCCGCCGGTCTCGATACCGTCCGCACCCTTGCGGAGACCCGCGACCGTCAGATCAGTTGCCTTCTCGACTACGAGTCCCGTAGCCTTGAGAGCGACTGCAGCTCCGAAGAGAATCTTTGCCGTAACACTGCCGGCAATGCGAGCGGCCTTAGCCTTTTCCTGATCCGTGAGTTTCGTATCCATGCTTAACAGCTCCTTGTCTTTTCTTTTGCTTACGATAATATAGGTGGCCGATCCCGAGCTGTATCGTACCCCCATATATTACCGATCTCCTATCATTGTGCCTAGCCGGAGGAAGGATTGTGAGTAACCCTGACTAGACGATATGTGAAACAGACGACCCACCGCCTATAGCACGAAACGATGGGCCGCTCCCTTGCGGGCCTTAGAACAGAGACTCGCCTGCCGCGACGAGTTCGACCTCCTGGCGATGCGGGAGCGCCGCATACAGAGCATTGAGCGCCTTCCGCATGTTCAGAATCTCCGGGTAGTTGCCGCCACGCTGCACCGAATACCGGTCCGCACGCTTATTGCCCTCGAACTCGCGACCTTCCTGCCGACGTACCGTGAAGGTACCCGACACGAGGTTGTTTTCGCAGAGTACGTTCACGCCCTCGACCTTGCCGTCCTTGATGACGATTTCCTGCCCGTTAACGAGCGTGGCGCCTTCGCCCAAGCGAAGCTCCCAGCTATTGATGTTCGAAATCTTCATCGCGTCGACATGCAGGCCCTCGCTCAGCGCCTCGACATAGACGTCAAGCCAGTTCACGATTGCGGCTTTCCACGCAGCGTTGCGCTCCTCTTTCATCCAGTCCTTGACGATCTTGTCCTGGATAGCGTCATAGGTCTCCTCGTCCAAGTTCTCGACCCCGCCGGCCTCTCCGATGAGGCGCTTGACCTCAAAGGTACGCACCGCTGCATCGTCGGGAAGGACCATGAGAACGTTCAGAAACATGCTGCCCTCAGGCGCTGCGGCGAACTTTTCGGTGTATGCCTTGAGCAGGCCCGAAGCGTAGTCAAACGCTACGGGCGTCTTGGAACTGCCGGCAACATAGTCTGCGCCTGCGCCGATCTGCATCTTGGCCGCGCCGCCGACCTCGTTCTTGATCGCGCAGTGGGTCACTTTCCCGCCACGCGCCTGAACGAGGAATGCTGCACCGAAATTGCGAATATTCACGTTGATTGCCTTGTTTGCCATGATAATGGCTCCTTTCTGTGTTCGCTCATCTGTTTTCTTCTGAACGAGCTGATACGATTATTCTTCTGTGTGCGTACGCGCGCAAATGACATCGCGCCGCACCGGCATCTTCCTCGAGGACCTTAGCGAGCTAACTTCGCTTCGCGACTTAAAAGCCCTCGAAGAAGTACTATATCCCCTGCGTAGGGACAGGAGGGAGGAAGAGAACCCATCCCTGTACGCAAGATGATAGGTGAGAAATGATGAGTGAGGAGGAAGTGAGGGAAATGGGATTATCTCCCCTCGCCCCGGATGATAAAGGGGGAGGGAAGAATGAAGAGAAGAGGAAGAAGTCTCGAGAGAAGTGTATGTGAGGAGGGACTACGCAATGAGTCGGCGCCCCACTGTTACGCCGGCCCTCATCTCGCCGATGATCTCCTTACGGATATTCTCGAGCCACTCCGAATCTCTGTGATAGATAGAGTTGAGCAATTCGAGACGACGAGAACGAATGATATCCGCCGCATCCATGCCGAACGGAAGAGCTCCGTCCGCGAAGAGGATGTCCTTCACTGCGTACACGTTGACATACCGGCGAGACTCCCAAACGGGGCATTCGTATACGCCGATCTTCTTACAGCCGTAAACGAACTCCTTCTCCAGCGCTACGAAGTCATCGCTCGTAAAGAAGAGTTTCCCTTCGGCCGCTATGACCCGCAGGTCTTCGTACGTGAACTTGTCCATGATGATTCTGCTCCTTTCAGGTTCTTCTGTTTACGCTGCCTCTCTCTTAAAGAGAAGCACGACTTTGCCGTCCTTAACGGCGAATACGTTGCCGTTATCCTCGACGATGACGTAGTCCTTGCGAGACCACGTCGAGATGAGGATGTGTTCTTCTTCTGTGTTCATGTCTGCACCTCCTGAGGTTAAACTGCCTACGAAGGGTATATTTCCCCTCATCCAGGATGATAAAGGGGTATGTAAGCTACCTAGCAGCCGCAGAGTAAGTTAGAGAAATAGACGCGGCTAAAAAAGGGAGGTAAAGGGGGCGGCCAGCGGCCGCCTAGGGTTGTTTATGTTAGAACCGGCGGCGCCTAAATCCCTCGAACTTATCAGCCTCCCGTAGGGAGAGAGATAAGCGAGAGAGAGAGGCGACTAACAACACAACCCGGCCTAACGTAAGAGGTGAGCGACGGACAGTAACCGATAGGGGATAATGTTACGTAAGAAACGGAAAACGGAGAAGGAACGATTGGCCCGTAGGGGATCAGAACAGAGATGTCTGCTCGTAATGCTTACCATCTTCTCTCTCGACCTTCACGCGGCTATCTCCTCTCTCATACAGCCCGTATGCCCATTTGTCTCCGGGAACAGCCTTGATGTATTTATATAAGGCTTGCTTCTCCGAGAAGGCAGAGATAACCGAAACATATCGGCGGCCGCTACCGCTAATAATAGTAATCTTAAACTTTGTCATGATAATACATCCTTTCTTAATTGACTCTCTTCTATATATATGATATAATACACACAATCATATAAATAAGAAGGAGAGATAAACACATGTTCAGTCAAGAGTTGATTCGCGCCACACGAGATTTTGCTAAGAAAGTAAGAAGAGGAGATAAGAACCTCGAACAGGAAGAATCTCTCCTTAACGATCTATATAAGAGAATACTCAATACGAAGCGTACATATAAATTTATCGAGTACTTCAAATATGATCTTCCTACTATCTCGGGTATCAACCGCTTGCTTAATCATCCCGAAGAGGAAATATATCGTATTTAGTTTACGATCCACTCCCATGCGCGGCGCATATCCTCCTCGAATTCCTCCTCTACTTCGAAGAGGTCATATACCTCCTCTTCCAAATACAAGCCGCTCTCCATGAGTACCTTCATAAGGACGTTATTCCCGGATTCTTTATCCAAGTAAAACGTACCCGCAAACTTGCGCGATGGACCCAGTTCGATAACTACGATGTCGCGGCCATAATATCTCTCGTTCTTTTTATTGAACTTAAGCTGAACCTTAACCTCGACGAAGCGGTTCAGCACGATATCGGCTCCCTGCATGTCTGCACGCACAGACGAGTGAACCGACAGGTCTCCGTCGATGCGCTGGAACGAACCGAGCATCCAGCAGACGACGATCTCGGCCAAGTCGCCGGAGTTAAAATCCGTCAGTCCCAACTTGCTACGGGAGACGAATTCGAGCCAGGAGACGTTCTCGCGCCCAGCCTTCGCTGCCAGATATTTATAATCCGACAGTTCTTTTACCTTCTGATACACGTTCATTTTGTTTTTCCTCCTTTTAAAATTTAAAATGAACTATAAAACATACAATGAAGCCCTCCTCCTTGATAACCAAAGAGAAGGGCTTTTTGTGTGCTTTATAAGCTTAGATAGCTACGGCGGCTACCTTAGCTTTGCGGCGGAATCCTCCTTTCTTCTCCGCCTTCTTTTCCTCGATGTTCATCTTATCGAGCTCGGACATGGAAACCTTACCGGTTACGTCTACCGCAATAAACGCAGCCTGGTAGTTCTTGCCGTCGATAGAGATGCCGCCGACAAATGTGTCGACGATGTTTCCCTTACGAGAAGCATACATCTCTTCGATTGCTGAGTCCTTCACCTTGCGATAGGTGAAGAGCTGCTTCCCGTCCGCTACGATGCTGTTCTTCGTGCCGCTCAGCTTGTGGTAACCGACAACAAAGACTTCGCGTCCGGGAGCCAGTTCGTTCGAGCTCACGAAGTTGCCCACGGCAGAGGACGACATGAGAACGATCTTGTTCTCGTCAGGCTCCGGAATCACAATCAAAGACTCGAGATCACGGCAAGCCACCCACTTTCCTTTCGCATTCTTACGAATCTCGAAAGAGCCTTCAAGCTTAAAGCTCTTGGCACGAGCATACTTGCCTTCGACCTCTGCCTCGCCGACCGTGAATTTCGCAATGTCTCCTTCCTCGAATCCACGGACATAATCCAGTGGATCCTCGGTATAGAGAGGGGCAGAGCCGATCTTGTCGCCGCCCTTGCTCGCCGCAACCTTGAGTGCGTACACGAAGAACTCTTCTTCGAGCAATGCGCTTACGAAGTCGCTCGCCTCGCCATCACGCTTCTGCTCGGGGAGATCCATGTCGTACGCAACGTACAATCCGATGCATACACGATCGACAGCGCCGAAGTTGCGAAGTACGCAGCGAAGCATGTTGCGGAGACCGTCGTACTGAGCATCGACTGCGGGCTTAATCGCCGCCAGAATCGAAGCCTTATCCTCGGGGCTCTTCATGAACACCCAACGGAGGGATTCGATGCGGTTACGATACGCCTGTGCAACAGACTGATAGATCTGCTTCACGAAGCGTACATCGGCAACAAGCCGCTTGTATCCGCCGATGGCTTCTACGCGTTCACGGATCTTCTGCAGGGATCCTTCTTCGAACCCCTGCTTCTTCTCCGCCATGCGTGCAGCAATCTTGCGTACGGACTCACGACCTCCTTCCCGTACGCAATAAAATATATCGTCAATGACGATACCGTTCACCTTCTCCGCACGAGTCAGGAGAGGCTTGTTGAGCACCTCCGACTCGACCTTCTGCTCGTCGAACGAGATTGTCGTCTCGATGGGAGCTTTGCAGCTTGAGAGGACTTTGCGGAGCCCTTCCAGGTTCTCCACGACGACCTCCATGCCGGTCTTCGCGGCATCGATCGTTTGCTCCGCATAGATACGCGCAACGGCTTGGAGATCCCGGCTAGCGTACCGGATGTTCTGTGCCGTGAGCTTCATCGCTGCCATACGACCGAACAGATCCGGAATCTGCTCTGCCATGATTGGAGCGACGACCGCTCCGTTGCTCGCATACTTACGCGGAAGTGGACGGTAGTCCTGGTCGTGATCGCCCGTGAAGACGAGCTCGAAGACTTCGCGCGCCTTCTTCCCGCTCTCTGCGTTCCCGGCCTTCCACTCGTCCGCCCATACGAGCGTCGAGGAAAACTTTTGGAAGGCGTTGATGACCCGGCCAACGTCCAAGTTCGGGGACGCGCAGGTCGTCGCCCAATACTCACGCGAGATCTGAGAATCCATCTTCGTTGCCATGATTGTTCTTCCTCCTTTTAATAGAGAGCATCAAAGGGCTCTTAAGAAAAGAACCCTTCGTACTCCTCCTTATCCTCGCAGATCTTAACGACTTCGGAATAGAACTCCGAAGTGATCTCGAGAACCTTCTCATTGGTGACAATGTTGGCGTGGTCGCCATCAAAGTCCCATCCGTCGTGCTTTGCAGCCAGCAACTCATCCGCCGGAACGACGATGATACCGTCTGCCAAAGAACGGATGCGGGACTCGAACAGCTTCAACGCCGTATCGTCCAACCCTGCTTCCTTCGCTCTCTCGATCAGTGTGTCGGCCGTGACACCGACTACCTTAGAGAATGCGAAGAGGTTTGCCGCCGGATACCGGTTCAGGATGCCTTCCTTACCCTCGATATCACGGCAGAAGACCTCTACCGTGTTCCCCTCAAACTTGAGAGACTTAAAGCCGAAGTCGATAGCCGGATCGACAACTAAGAACCCCTGCGTGCCCTCGATAGGTACGTTGAGGTTCGATACGTCACGATCCAACCCCTTCAACGCATTGCGGACAGTTCCCCGATAGAGCGGCGCCCAGATCTCGCGTCCGAAACCTGGCACTACGCTCGAGAAGAGCTGACCGTAATTAGCTCGATCGCGGCCCTCGAATTCGTCGACGTACGAAGGCGCATGTCCCTCGCTCTCGGCGATTTCGTTCCACGCCTTACCGACGAGTTTCTCGACACCGTCCATAAAGACGCTCTCGGCAACTTCCTTGTTGGCCGAAAGATAGGTCGCAAACGTCTGAGTAGACGTCTTACGTCCACAGTCTTCATTCTCTCCGGTCATCGCGAGAACATTCAACCCAGTCTTCTGACGGATATCGAACGTTTCTTTCAGACCGTTGAGGTCCGTAAAGATTTCGACTCCGTACTTCTTGAGATCCTCCAACGAGTCCACGAGAAGTACGACCTTGCCGGCAAAAGGGCCCTCCTTGCCCTTCGACCACACGGCCTGATTAAAGGCCATCTGGTCCCGCATTGTAACCTCGTCGCGAATGATAACGACCGGCTCCCACTCGTGAGACACAAGGAAATGATCCATGTACTCACGGGTTACCACCGAGGCGTTGCCTTTGCACAAATGGGGCCTGCACTGGAACGTCAGTCCTCTGAGCGTCTTGAAGGGAACGTAAAAACGTTCTCCCAGACGATCCTGCACCCATTCGCACGCGAAGTTTTGGGAGACATACAACTGGCCGTCCCAACGAGTATCGTAAATGCCCATCAGGTACGCACAGTTTCTCACCTCCTTTCCTTCGACTGCCGGTGCTGCGGGTTGTGCCAGGCGCGTGCTCAACTGAGCAACCTGTTTAGCTGTACCCGCCTCGCGCTCATACCCCTCAAGCTGGTCAACAAGACCATACGTGAGAGCATTAATCATAAAGCGCGAGTCGAACCCCGGCAGATTAGATGCGAAGAAGCTCACCTCCTTCTTCTTAATCTGCCCGTTTGAGGCAATGTAAGATGCGCCGCCGTAAACGACGACAGCATCCTTGTCCAGCGCCGGGATATCCTTCTTCTTGAGAAGGTCGCGCCAAACACCTTCAATGGCGGTTTCGACATAATATGTCTTCCCGTCATAGAATATGTCTCCGGAAAGCAGGCTTTCGGCGTTCACCCACTTGTCGGAATCTCCCATGAATCGCACGTTGATGAACGCGCGGGAGAACCGCTCGACAGAGAAGCCGCCGCACATCTCCGGAGAGATAGTGCCTTCGAGGAAGGGAGAGTACCGCGACGCAGGTACCTGCGTCGGCGCCACATGTGCGTATACCTCACCTTCGCTGAAGAAGACGACCAAGCGCGCAACATTGTACGCCTTGTACCCCTCTTCAAGAGGTGCATTCTCCGGGACATACGCAAAACCGCGTACATCCTTACGGAGAATCTCTCCGCGCATCTCCCGCAGTTCGCGGGAATTGTTAATTACTCGAGCCATAACAAATTCCTCCTTTTGTTTTCTATGGCTATTAAAAATAGGGCGACTGTTTCATCGCCCTCGAAATCTATGTAAAAAACAGTTTAACGACTTGCTCAGGTCGTGGGGGGGGGAGTAGGGGATCCGGCAACGTCTTGAATCCCCATTCAAAACATAGGGTCCCCGAAGATCCGAGAGAGTCTAGCTAAGACCTCGACCAGGGCGCCATACTCCTCTGCCTCCTTAAGAGCGCCCAATCCAACCGAATCCATGGGATTCAGTTTACTCCTGCCGTGATGACGCGCGTAATACTCTGCGTCAACCTCAATCGGACACATCCGATAAAACTCACCTCCTTTAATATAGTCAGGATGGTTCATGCACCATATAGACAGCTCGGGGAAGTTGCGAACCTGCCACAAATGACGCAATTCGTGCAATAAAGTTTTGCGCCAGCCCTTATGCGACAAGTTCAAGCGAATCTCCCACTTGGCTGTGTTTGCCTTACCAGCGATCGAAGACTCCGGCATAAAGAAGAACTTAAGACGAGGGATAGGGATCCCTAGTTCATCTGCCTTCTTAAATAACACCGGCCACAATAACAGCGCGGCATATACGGTTTTGAAATACTTCATAGCATCACCTCCTTCTATTAAGAGCGATCAAGGGGTCCTTTCCGGAACCTCTTCTTTCTCGCAGAGTTCTCGCATAATCTCGACATAATCTTTAGTCATGCCGATCTTATCGAGAATATCGTCGCGGCGCACACCCTCCCCATACACACGAGCATCTACTTCCAACGGACAGTATGTATACCCGTCCTCAGTAGACACGTAAGAAGGGAGAGAGGCATAGAAGCGCACGGCCTCCTCATAGTGCGTCATCTGCCACTTATGACGGAGCTCGTGCCGGATACGCTTCCGCCAGTCGAAAATGTCTCCGGTTGCGACGTTGACCCAAGTAACATCCCACCGGAAATCATAACCGGCACGACGGTTGTCGAACATGTCGTTCGTAACCGCGAAGTCGGGGCGCTGAACCCCCAGCTTCTTCGCCTCGTAAACGAAGATAGCGCGCAGGATAAACGCGATACCGCTTGTCTCGCGGACAAAATCGCGCGCTCTGAAATAGAGCGCAACGACATGCGCAAGAATCGTAATAATCTTTTCCATGATATATTCCTCCTTTATTTTCATGGATAAAAACAATCAGCGAGTTTTAATTCGCCTTATAAAGCCCATCTACCTACATACTGTCACTATATAGATAGATGAGCTCTTAAGAGGAATTAACGAACGACGATATCGTACGTCGTGACCGTCTTCACGGTCTTCTCCTTTTTGCCTTTGCCGAGCGCCTCGGAGGTCTTATCGACCGCCGACGCCTTCTCTTCGAAAGCTTCCTGCTCCTTCCTCTTGGCAAAATTGATCGCCCAGGGGACAAGTGCCCCCAGTGCGGCCAAGATCACTCTGCAAAGGACCCAGACAATCCCCTTGCAGATGGAAGTAACGGCGAGAATGAATAACTTTGTCATGGCAGATTCCTCCCTTTCATGACCCTAAAAGCATCAGTGAATATGCTAATTCACCTTATGAAACCCACCTATTCATCCTGTCACGATGAATAGATGAGCTTCTAAGATCAATTAACGGCCTACGAGAGCGTTGTAGTACTCTTCATAATCCTGAACACAGAGTTCTCTGTCCTCAGGAAAATCATAGTAGTACTCCGACTCATAGTCTGCATCTTCGTCCTCGACGTCTTCTCCGTCGTCGTAATTCCACCGAGTGAGTTCGGCGAAATACTTCTCGGAGAAGACATCGGAAACGCGAGTCACCCCTACCTTCAGCATCTTCCGCATAAGGAAGACGCAGAAGGAGTACGTGAAGGTCTGCAAGCTATTCGCGAAGCTCTGCGGCTCTCCGAATACCTCCGTCTCCTTCATGAAGTGCTCGTATACCTCCGTATATGAAGCCTCATGATAGTCGAGACGAGCCATGGCCTCTTCAACGATGAGCTTGTTAACCTCGCGCAAGGAGCTCTTGCTCAGCTCATCGAGCTCATCACGCGACACTTCCTTCGCCCAATAGGCATCCCGAGCTGCATCATCGAGCGCCACAAACACCTCCCCTCTGAGGCAACGATTGTCCTCGCCCACATGGGCAAGGATGTTCTGGAGCTCGGCGATCTTCTGGTTTTTCATGACAATTTCCTCCTTTGTCACAAACAAAACAACATCGATGAATTGCTAATTCATCTTATAAAGCTCACCTATCCACTCTGTCACCGTGGATAGATGGGCTCTTAAGAAGAACTAACTAGCGGCCGATGGACTTCCAGAAGTATGCGTCAATGTCGACGCGCGCTTCTGGGAAGTCGCACTCGTACTCTGCCCGAATCTCGGATGCCGAGATGATGTCATCGTACGACATCTCGTCGAGTTCCTCTTCCGTGATGACATCGCCGAGAACTTTCGCCCCCCGCTCTGCCATCACACAGAGAAGCTCGTAAGCCACCTCCCTCACAACACTATTGCAGTATTCCGCAAAGGTGTTATGAGCCGCTGTGGCTTCGCAGTCTCTGTAGACCTTATACAGGCCTACATAGTCTGTGCCGAGGTTCACCTCCTTTCTCAGCACCTCCATCGCGAGCAGAGAAGTCTCATCTATCACCCCCTCTCTGTCATCCTCGAACTCGAGGATGTCGAGGAGATGATAGAGAATCTCGCCCTTGAGGCGAGGATCCTCTACACGCGCTGCGAGAGCGAGCATTTCGACGGCGTTGTTCGTTGCGTTTTTCATGATAAAAACCTCTCTTTCTGCCCTTTTCTCGGGCAAAACAAGTTTTGTGGCCACGAGGACCACGCGAAAGGACCCAGGGGGCTCCAATTTTTCCCCTGAAAATCCCCGAATACCACCTGGTCCTTCTGTTCATTTTTCATTTTTTCAAACTCTATATAGCAATTTTTATCTTAATCCCCGTTCATTTTTCAATTTTTCATTTTCTATATAGTTTTTCCTCCCGTTCATTTTTCTAAGTCTCTATACTATCCATTTTCTCATATCGTGCTATAATGCCTTCTCAAAAAATATATTATAAAAATAATTCTCCGTATATAAAGAATTCTATAAAACGTAAAAACGTTCTTTATTTCGCCTAATAAGCCAGTAATACTTACTATAGAAAGAGAAAGAAAAAAAGGAGAGATTCATATTTCTACCATAATAGTAAATGACCGTATTAAGATAGAAGGCAAATTAAATTTAACCGTAGAATATAGTCCCACAGATCCTCGTATCTTATCTATAGAAGGTTCTCTCGTATCGAGTGCGGGCTATATTACTCCCATATACTCTCTAGAAAACGAAAGATATCGTATCGACGGTATAACGGTATTAAAAGAATTATACGACGGAGAAGAAGATGAGATAGGCTATTCCTTTATGGCTCGATCTTATTCTATTGCGGATAGGTTAACGGAGGTGAAGACGGTAGATGAGTGACGATAATAAGCTTCAACCTATATCCAAGGGGATAGAAGCCGAAGATTTATTTATAGAGCCTCTTGCTTCGGACGAAGAAGATAAAGAAGAGCTAGAAGCGCTTAAATCTAAAACCTCCGCTATTCTAGCGACTATAAAAAAGCAAAATAATCCCTGGGGTATGAGCGCCAAAGGGGCAATGGCTCGAAATTTAGCGGTCGCCAAAGCCTCTACTAAGAACGGTATGTATGCTAGAATACCTTTAGTATGCAAAGGAGGAGAATGTCCTTATGCCGATCAGTGTACTCTTCTTCCGTATGACATGGCTCCCGAGGGAGAATATTGCGCCGTCGAGTTAGCTCAGATCGATATTCGTTCGATCGGCTACGCTAACGATATAGGATACGACGAAGCTTCGTTTACGGATAAGAACTTAGTATCGGAACTTATTATGCTCGATATTATGTTAGAGAGGTGTAAGGCTCTATTATCTAAAGAAGGCACTCCCGTTATCGATATGTCTATCGGAGTAGATCAGGACGGTAACGAGATAAGACAGCCGGCCGTATCGAAAGCCTGGGAAGTCTACGAGAAAGTATCTAAAAAAAGAGATCAGACATATCAGTTGCTATTAATGACTCGTAAAGATAAGGCCAATAAAGACACGTCGGCCGAGAGTCAGAATATCTCTAAGATTCTTCAAGATGTTATCGACAATACTACGATAGATGCTATATAAGTATATTATAATAGAAAGGAAATGTATATAGAATGCTATGGGCAATTAAACAATACTTAAGAACGAATGACTCAATAAATAAAGTAATGAATACGGGGAAATCACTTTTTGAAACCGGTAAAGGTCTAGCGAACAATACGGCTGAACAAATGAGAAGATCCGCCGAAACGTTGGGTCAAGTATATAATTCCGGTAAGAGCAGAGCAAGAGGTATAACCGGGCAAATAAAAAGACCGTTTGAGCAGGTATATAATCTAAGAAAAAACGAATCAATAAACGACGCAATAGATACGGGAAAACTACTTTTCGGAGCCGGTAGAGGTTTGGCTAGCGATATGGCCGGACAGATGAGAAGATCAGCCGAGACGTTAGGACAGGTATACGATTATCGTACGAAGATAAATCGTCCCGCAGCTTTTCGGCGTGCGATGGGGTACGGCAATGACGTTAATTTATTTAATGTGCCTAATAAGATGACTCCGACGGCTAGAATTAAAGCCGGCCTAATGAATGATAGAGGTGAATATAGCAGACCTAGAATGGTAGGCGCCGCCTTCGGAGTTTATGCGGGGGCGACAAGCATAGGGCGCATTGCTAGCGGCGGAGGCCTATATAGAGACGCGGACGGGAACTTTGATATTATGGGCCTCCCGATCGTTTAAAGAAAAGAGGGAGCAAAATAGGATTCGCATCTAGTATACTTAGAGCTCCTCTTAACGTCGCAAAGAAAGTTGCCGAAGGCGCGGCATTTTTAGCGAGAGATGCTCGAGTAGGAATGGAAAGCCAGAACCGAGGAATTAATCTTCTAGGTTACGGAGCAGAAAGAGCCCTCGCGGCGGGGAATAAGCTACTAAAATATACTCCCGAGAGATACGTCACGAAAGCTAACGGAAAAGTAGTTAGACAAGGCGGCGGGCTTAAGTTTACCAAGTTAGGAATGGGAGTATTAGTAGGAGCCGGAGCATTAGGCGGAATGAGAGATGCTCAGGAAGCTTACGTAGAAAAACAGACGGGACAGATCGACGCAAATAAAAAGACGGCGACTCCCGAGATTAATCTAGAAGAATATGTTCCTCAGATTAAAAACGGAGGTGCCACAGGAGATCTCGTATTCGCATTACATCAAAACAGAAAGAAGAAAGGAGAAGGGGGAAGCATAATAGATGCTTAAAGCAATAGGACAAGCCCTATGGAAAAATAAATTTAATGCTGCCATAGGCGGATACATCGGAGTCTCTACTTATAAAGATGATAGAGAAGCCGGGGCCGGAATGATGTCTTCTTTAGCTCATGCCGGAATAGAAGCGGCATTGCCTTTAATTAGCTTGCCGGCATACTTCGCTTATACGGCTGCGACCGTATTACCCGAGGCTACATATAAGGGATACATGGCTGCCGATCGGTATAAACGTAAGCTGGCGGCAGAAGCCTCGAATGCTGCATTCGTAAACGCCAGATTTAACGATACAGATCAGACTTATACGATGCGTCAAAGAGGAATGGAAATAGCTAAGCGAGGAAAATATAACATACAACAGGCAATGCTCGGTAACGAAGCCAAGTATATGATGAAGTAGAGGAGGAATTAAAATAGGAGCAGCCAAATTAATATTTAAGAAAGTCGCCGGAGAAACAGGGTCTTTTCGTAAACTTTCTACTATAGATATAGGAGGATTAAAGACCGTACTAGGAAAAGACGGTAAGCCGGTAGGAACTTTTCGTGACGGAGTTTTTACTAAAGCAAGCGAAGGCGGAGGAATAAAGCCGTTTAAGACAAAATACTTTTCTAAAGATCTAGCCGAGATAGGAGAAGGCCGCGTAAATAACGAGATGAGATCTCGTCTCTCTAACGATATGGTTAATATGACGAAGAGAGTTCGCGGCGCATCTACCGAGAAAGAGTACCGTAAAATAGCTCAAGATTACGGATATGAATTTAAAGACGGTATGAGCAAACAGGATATGATTTCGGCGGCTAGAGATAGTATGAGAGATAGTATTAAACGAGGACCTTCCATGGGAGATAGGTTCAGGGCTTATCACGGCCCGGCAATCACGGGTGTCGCTACAGCCGGACTAGCAATGGGAACCGCTTTTAGAGTAATGGGCCCTAAGTCTAATAGAGAACTGTATAGCGAACCGGGGAGGTATTAAATGACTCCGGTAGAAGCAGCAAAATTAAAAAAGATTATGTCCGATCCCGTCTTATGGGCGAGAGCCTTTTTAATATCGAACGATGCAGCGACAAAGAAATTCGGCCCATGGGAAGCACGAGATTATCAAGCGGAGATGTTAAGAGATCGATCTCTTAAGAAAGTGTATCGATGCGGGCGTCGATGCTTACCTGGATGGGTAAAAATACCTGATCCAACCACAGGAGAGTTTAAAACAGTAGAAGAGCTATTTGTAGCGGGGAAAGCTAACGTTATTTCTATGGATAATAGCTCATATGAAATGAAAGCAAAAAACAATTGCGAAGTTTTTTCGAATGGAGTTAAAGAGGTATTTAAGGTCAGATTGTCTGGTGGAAGATCTATAGATACCACGAGCAATCATCCATTTTTTACGGCAAGCGGCTGGAAGGAATTAAAGGATCTAAAGCTTGGCGATTACGTTGCCGTCCCTTTGAAAATGGACTTTTTTGGGGAAAAAGTAATTGACAAAAACGACGTAAAGCTCCTTGCGTACATGATAGGAGACGGCAACTGTCTTAAGAAAAATGTACGATTTTCTCAAAAACCAGAGTCTAAGCAGACGGCCGAAATGAAAGAAGTCGTAAATCATTATGGTTGCGAATTGCATAGCTATGAGTATACGACAAAATATGATTTTATTATCCGGAAAAAAGAACATACTCACAATCGAACCGTTAAAAATGAAGTCAAAGAAACACTAATCAAATACGGAGTATATGGATGCGATGCAAACACAAAAAAAATACCAAATGAGATTTTTACACTAACAAAAGAGCAGGTTGCCCTATTCTTATCAAGACTATATTCAACAGACGGATGGGCTTCGGTTCATCTAGCAGATGGCAGAAAAACAAGCAATCTGGAAATTGGGTATTGTTCAAATTCAGAAGAACTTGTGAGAGGCGTATCTCATCTTCTTGTAAGATTCGGAATAGATTCTGAAATACGAAAGAAGAATAGGGCGTGGACAGTATTAATCTGCAGCAAGAATGGTGTCATTAGATTCGCAGAAGAGATAGGAATTTATGGAAAAGAGGATGCCGTAGATAAATGTCTTCAAGAGGCAAAAAAGAAGATAGACCAAGACCAATATATGCCACTCGAAATTAATGCAGAAATTCAAAAAAGAATGACTCAGCAGGGAGTATCGAAATCAGATTTGGTTCGTCTATGGGATAACGCCAGAAGACAAAACGGCAGGCTTCGACTAGACAAATATAAGCTTCCAAAAAATAAAGTTAGTCTTATAGCAAACAGACTAGGGCTTAGTAATATCGAATCCATGGCAAAAAGCGATATTATATGGAAAGAAGTTCGATCTATAGAATCTATCGGGCTTCACGAAACATATGACTTACATGTACCAGAGTATCATAATTTCGTAGCAAATGACATTATTACTCACAATACCGGTAAGTCCGAGACGATGGTTGTCGAGGCTCTATGGCGAGCATTTACAAGTACGAGCCGAGAAAAATTTAGAATACTATGTATAACTCCATATGAGAACCAAGTTAATTTATTATTCATGAGAATGAGAGAGCTCATTCATAACTCTCCGCTAGTAAAAAACGAAGTAGTTCGAATGAAAAACTCTCCTTATATGATCGAGTTTTATAACGGAGCAACTATATTAGGTTTCACGACGGGAGCAAGCTCGGGCAGCGGCGCGGCGTCGATTCGCGGGCAGCGCGGCGATCTTCTTCTGCTCGACGAAATTGACTATATGGGTGAGAATGACTATTCGACCGTCGCTATGATTGCTGGCGAACGCCCCGATATCGCCATGATCTGCTCATCTACTCCAACAGGTAAACGCGGTACATTTTATCGTATGTGTAAAGATCCGACATTCGGATTTAAAGAACACTTTCATCCATCTATGGATAATCCTAACTGGAACAAACAGATGGAGGATGAATTCAGATCACAGCTTACGGCTTCTCAGTACGAGCACGAAGTATTGGCAGAGTTCGGAACGGAAGAAGCTGGCGTATTTGATAAAACGCTAATAGACGCCGCCATGAAAAAAGAATTTTATATTTATAATCCGTTAACCGAGATGCAGAAAAGGAATCTCGAGGACGGATATCAGCCGACGGAATATATCTACGACGAAAACAATCTCGCGCCATATAATCCATTTAGATGTGTCGGGGTAAATATCTGCCCCGCTATATAGTGATATATAGAAAAAATACTCATTAATTGCGGGAAACCCCTTAGAGCTTTACGTACTAACCGATAGTGGTGACATATATCGGGGCCGAGCTAATCACTCGGATATAGTAAAAATCATAAAGATTGGGCAATCCGCAGCCAAGCCGCTCCCCACTGGAAGCGGACGGTTCAACGACTATCCCTTGGTCCTATCGGACAACAGGAGTACGGCTCTAGTGAGCGGGTGAGATTCCCTTAATCGGAAATATGAGTCTCCTTATCTTTAATAAGGATGAAGATATAGTCTGGACTTACGCGAAAGCGTAAGAAGGACCGGAGTAACGATCTGGTTCGTAACATAACGTGACTGGGACGCGAGTCAAGCAGGGTCTTCTATCCTAGCCTTAGACTTCGACGTAAATAGAAATTCCTTTAAGGTAATAAAGACCATAGAGGTTCCGCGTGGCGAGTACACTCTAGATAAGGCAGTCAACTGGATTATTCACATAAATAAAGTATATAACCCTTCATGGATTTTCTGTGACCGTGGATACGGTGACTATCAGATAGAAAGACTGCATATTTACGGAGAAAGTCATCCGGAAACCGGATTAAAAAATAAAGTAGTCGGCTATCAGTTTAAACAGTCGTTAGACATTATTAATCCGGTTACGAAAGAAACCGTAAAAGAGCCCGTTAAGCAATTTATGGTTAATCAGCTCAAGCTAACGTTCGAGCGTAACCGCATGATCTTATGTCCGTTCGATGAAATGCTTCATAAACAGTTAGTAGACTATTCAGTCGAACGAGTTACTCAGAGCGGTATGCAAATTTATACAAGCGTTAACGAACACTTCGTAGACGCTTTAGGATTAGCACATTTAGCATTCGTATTAAAATTCCCTGATTTAACGCAAGCGATTAAACAAGTAGAAAACTCTACCAAATTATCGCAGTCTCATATAGACGTACTAAATCGTGACGCAAATAGTGCGTTAAGAGAAATTACGAATCCGCTAAATCCGTGGGGAAATAGACCTCTAACTCAGATAGGCAAAGAGCCGGGCGAGAGAAGAGGAGACTATCAACAGTGGGTTAAGGTTCCTTTAGGTGCCGGACCGAGACGAAGCGGCGGCGGCTGGGGGTCTCGCGGCGGCGACTTTATGGGAAGAAGTTTATGGTAAGCTTCTTTCCTAATATAATAGAAGAAAAATGAAAAAGGGGGCGATCGTCATAGATAAAGAAAAAGAAAATCTATTGTATCGCCCAATACTAGAACCTTCTAAGTATTATAGATCCGATGCAGAAATAGAGCATCTCATCGAAGATATCCCCGAGGCGTCTCCTTACGAAGAAGAACCGGAGTTCGACGAAAGACCTAAGGAAATACAAGAGAGTCTCGAATCAATCGAAGATTTAGTTAAAAGAGCTCTTCCTCCTCAGCTAAGATTCTTCGGAGAAACGATAGAGAAATTACATAAGCGATCTAAGATTGTCTGGAAAAACGGAAAGGTTCCGAGAAGAAAAATAGAAGAGTATATTCCTCCGGCGCAAAAGACGAAAGAAAAAGATCCATATAAAAAGAGAAGTATAACAAAAGATAAGTATTCAATTACGAAAGACGTACCCTCGCTATTCCCTTCGGCGCCGCCGGTCAATATTAAACTAGAAATACCGAGAACTCTCGTTCAGTTAATACAAGATGACTACAATAGAGATCAAATAGAATTAGGTCAGTATTATACACATCAAATTCGTATTATCATGCAGAAATACTTTCAGCAGATGCTTATGGCGATGGCCGACTGTGGACTGTCCGACATGAATGATCTAACGGACGATTTTGACGGAGACTATGTTAAGGTACCTAAGGGCAAAAACCTGGAGCATTTAAGAGACGGAGTCGTACGTTCTCAAATTATACGAAATCAGAAAATAAGATTATTCAAAAAAACGCATTCGGTAGATAATACTCTAATGCACTTAAGAAGTTGGCATGCGGCCGAGCAACAAAGAGAAAGATACTATCAAGAAAAATATGGAGATTCGGGAACATATATAGATTCTCATAGTAATGCTTTACTAAGGGAAGCTCGCGCCGACTATGATTCGGCATATAAAAGCTCTCTATACGATATGTATAAATATCTTAACTCTTCGGCTGTTAACTTAGGCGACATATTAAATATGACCGTAAAAGAAGCCCAGGCAAAAGGCGCAATGCTAAAGGCCGGAGTAGATATCTTCGACAAGACGCCAGTCGAGCTAAATGCGGAGGCCGGAGGTATTGCCGGAAACAGCGGTCAAGCAGGAGATGGATCTGGGTCAGGATTCGATCTTGCGGCCGGGACTCAGAAGAGTTCTTCTTCTCTTGCGGATAATAACGATAAAAACAATAACAACAGCAATAATGGCGGGACAGAAGAAAATAAAACATCTGGCTCTACGAGCGAAGAAAAATCTGCTCCGAAAGAAAAAGGATTATTCTCTTCTCTTGAAGAAGGTATCGGGAAGAAGATAGGAAAAGGAAAATACGGAGACCTTGCACGCGACCTTATCCACGAGCAGCTTAATAAGGGTATTAAGGCTGGCGGCTTAAATATTAGCAACAGCGGTATATCTTATAAGAGTATATCCTACGACGGAGAAAAGCTTAATATTAACGGGAATAAGTTCTCGCGGAAAAACGGAAAAATCTCTGCCGAGCTTAGTAACGGAATCGGAATATCCGATAAGGGTATTAGTTATAAAGGATATAACGTCTCTAAGAATGGCGTAGAAAAAGACGGAGAATCTGTCTTGTCCAAAGAAAAAGTCAACGAGTTCTTGCAGAAGAGAAAAGAAAATCGCGCTAAGAAAAAAGAGCTCGAAAAAGAAAAGATTAAAACGAGACTCGCGGAGCTAAACTCCGAGAAAGCTTCTTTGGATCCGAAAGAGCCTAACGAAAGCAAGAGAATTAAAACGATCGATAAAGAAATCAAAAAACTTACCAAAAAATACGAAAAATCAGGAGGAAAGCCGGATGATTAATCCGTTTACCGGAATCAGAGATAAGCTAGCAAACTATCTTAAAATAAGAGAAGCCGGCGGAACCTCGGGACAAATTACGAACGCTAACATAAAAAACTTCGTAATAAAGTCTGTCGGAAACGTCGATGACTCTCTTACGCAAGATTTTAATTCGCCGGCCTCCGACTTAAATGAAATTAGAGATGCTATCGCTGCAGATTCGTATATTAAAATTGCCGTCACGAAGTATGCGCAGCTCATATTAAAAGCTGGATATCACATCGTCGGAGACAATGACGCTGCAGCCGAGTATGTCCAAAATCGTTTTAACATGATGTCTTTTATGTCGGGCACTCCGATGGATATAATATTCCAGGAAATTGCGGACGATCTAGTTTCGTATTCGAATGCTTTTCTAATTAAGAGTCGTACCGATATGACTAACATCGGCGGACTTCAAGCAAAAGGTGTTTTAAATACGCAGCCAGTCGGCGGATACTTTAGAGTAGACCCGACGACGATGCAAATAAAAGTAGACAAGAACGGAACGATTAAAAATTATCAGCAAGAAGTAGGCAATAATAAGAAATCGTATAAGCCGGAAGACGTAGTCCATTTCTTTATAGATAGACAAGGCGGACAACTATTTGGCACACCTAGATTAGAAGCTGCGCTCGAAGACGTAAAAATGTTGCGTAAAATAGAAGGCAACGTTTTAAAACTTGTCTATCGTTATTCGGCGCCTCTCATGCAAATGAAGATCGGCCTACCAGAAGCGGGCTTTATGGCTACGGACAAAGAAATCGCCGAAGCTAAAAACGAAGTCGAAAGATTGTCGAACGACGGTATCCTAATCACAAATGAACGAACCGAATTCAATGCGATAGGTGCCGAAGGCGAAGCTCTCGACGCATATAAATATTTATCTTATTTTGAGGCTCGCGTATTTTCCGCCTTGTCTCTATCGATGGCAATGGCCGGAAGAGGCGGCGCAAAACAAGATGCGGACTCCATGGAAGAACAGGTTCACGATGCCGTAAAATATTTCCAGAGAGCAATGCAAACCTTTATCGAGAATAAGATGATAAACGAGATCCTTCTCGAAGGCGGATATAATCCTATTATAAATCAACAGGATAAAGTTTACTTTCAATTCGAAGAAATTAATCTCGATACTAAGGTTAAGATGCAAACGCACGCGATGAATATGTTCCACGGAAATGCTCTTCCGTTCGAAGAAATGCGTACGGCGCTCGGCTTAAGAAGCGACAATGTCGATGAAGGTCGCTTGTACGACAATATGCTTAAGCATCCTCACGAGATGGAGCTATTAACAGCAAAGCAAGGCGGCACACCGGGCAAGGCGGCAGAAAGCAAGCCTAACGGAGCCGCTAAAAACACCATGAGTCCGACAAATCAACATGGAACAACATCCGCGAAGATTAAAGAATCTTCTTCTATAAATATAAAAGAAACGGATCGAACTAAACAAAATATAGAAGATTATAAGAAAAAATTCGATACCGTTTATAAAAAGTACGAAAGTGCGCGTAATGAAGTATGTGAGAATGCCGCAAAAAGCTACTTAGTTCTACCTCTTACGAGAGATACGATAGCTACCGACCTAAAAACTAGGATGAACGAAGAAGCTAATAAAGGCTTTCAACGCGCCGTAAAAGAAGCCGGACGTACACCAGATATTGCTCCTAATGTTATTTCCAGAGACTTAGGAGAGCATATAGATAAACATGTTACGGCAATGTTTAAAGATATCGATAGAAAGCTGAAAGAGAATGCAGATGCCGAAAAAGCATTTAATTCTTCTGAATACAGAATACGCTTTCTGGCCGATCATGTCATGTCGAAAGCTCACTGGTACTCTTACGTTAAGACAGCGCAAGCCCTGGGAATAAAAGAAGTAAAAGTAAATTTCTCCCCGGGGAGTCCGGATGCTAATAATTACGGTAGCAGAATAAATACGAGCCATTTTAGCCTGGACGATATCCCGGCATTTCACCCTTACTGCAAGTGCTCGTTGATACTTTAAAGAAGGGGGAGAATAAAAAATAAATGGCTATAATGATAAAAGAATTTGTTCGTCATGACGACAAATTCTCACGTAATGTCGGCGACTATGATGGCAGCCTTCACATGAGCGAAGGAGCCAAAGATGGTAACGTCGACGCTATTGTCCCCGGATCTTTAATGGTCGAGATCGAAGGGATACACGCCGCGCCTTTTGCTACTCGTAATTATACGAGATATACGCCGAAGGCACTTAAGAATAGTATACCGTCATGGACAGAACCGTACCGAAGACCGTTACTTAAACATCACAACGAAGAAACCGGCGAGCCTATCGGAAGAATAATCTCAGCAGAATATATGTCGAGAGATACTCGATCCGGTACGCCAGCATTAAAGTTTACGGTTAACGTACCCGATAAACAGGCAATGGAGAACGTACAAAACGGACTCTTATCGACCGTGTCTATCGGAGTTATCGCACATGACGTAAGATGTTCTATCTGCGGCAAACCAATTATCGATGCCGAGCGCGGATGTGCCGAAGGCCATCAACGCGGCGTCACTTACCAAAAAGATAATTCTACGGAGACATGTTACTGGGATATTCACGATATGGAAGCAAAAGAGCTTTCTTACGTAGACGTTCCAAGTGATATGTATGCGAAGAATATCAATATTTACCAAGCTACTTTGTCGAGCGACCAACCCCAGATAAAAGAGGGGCTCGATCAAAATGCTCACGGAAAAGGAGTATCATGCATGAATGAGCTTGAACAAGCAAAAGCAAAGGTAGCCGACCTGGAAAAGCAGGTGGCAACACTAACTTCAGAAAAAAAGAGCGCTGAGAAGCAGGTCGCCGACATGGCCGAAGCCAAGAAAGAGCTCGAGGCCAAGGTAACGGGACTAGAAGAAGAGAAAAAGACCATTCAAGAAAGTCTTGACGAGGCTAACGCTCTTCGCGACACCCTAGAGAAAGAACTGGCAAGTTCGAAAGCCGACATCAAAGAAGGCGCCGTGCAAATGTTTGTTACGATGCGCGAAGCACTCGGCAATGCCGTCGCAGATGTCGAGACAATTCGATCTCGCTCTCTCGAATCGATTAACGATTCGATCTCGGACATGAAGGAGTCTATGAATAAGAAGAATAAGGCTCCGGAAAAGGAACCCGAGAATAAAGATATGCCCCCGGCGAATAGTCTGGAGAATCCGACGATTCCGCCTCAGGTAAAAGAATCTACCGAGAAGAAGAAGAACGATGTAGACCTTAAAAAGGGCCTTTACGGAGTCTTCGATTCTGTACTTTCCGTTCATAAGAACTAAATAGGAGGATCCTAAATTATGGCTCTACATCCAGGTGATCTAACCACTAACGAGATTATGCAGCCCGGCTCGCGCGGCGAAGTCTTCCGCGTAAATCAGCCCGGCTACCGCGATAACGCAGACCGCGTTAATCGTACGAACAACAACCTAAATTCGTCTGCTCATGACGTACCTAACATCAAGTATCTTCTAGACCCGAGACTTCCGTCGCTATTTAAGTATGGCTTCGGTCACGGGTTTAACCAGATCGTTATTCCGAAGGGGCGTATCGTCGCGACGGATCCTCACATGGACCTCGTAGACTTCGAATCGCAGAAGGAATTTAACGTAGTAACGCTAGCAAACGGCGGTGCTCCGAGCGTTCTACGTAAGGCTACGGATACGTATCCGACGTTTACTCCGAACCCGGCAATCGTTTCTACATCTGCTCAGGGACATAAAGTTCTCAACGAAGGTAAGGAATGGGCGCCTCTCGCAGGTTTTGCGGCAACGTATTCCGATCTTTGCTATCGTCCGTTCGCTTCGACACAGGATATTACGGGCGCAGCGGCTACGCTTAAGTCTGGCGAAGATCATCTTACGGCAGCAAATCTTGAGGTCGACGCAAAGACTGGCAAGATTGTCGACAATACGAAAAAGGTTCGTAACGACGTTCGTCCTGGCAACCTACCGATAGGTATGCTCGAGCGAAATGAGTACACTCGTAACGACGATGCTTACAATGGTATGGCGGTCGGTCCGATCCTTACGGATGCGCTCGTCGAGCTTGCCTGGTTCGCATATAAGGACAAGGCAGAGCAGAACTTCTGGGGTTCCGCTTACGGCGCACTATTCCCCGGTGCTCGTGTTAAGTCGGACGAAAATGGTCGCGTAACGATTTCTCCGCTTTCGTTCCCGAAGGTCGTCGAGAAAATGAGTCTCGCAGAATACGAGCTTGAGCGTCAGCAAGAAATCGGCCAGATCTATTCCGTTAATCACGACCTTGTTCCCGAGGGCGCCGCTAAGTGGGCAACCTGGGCTCTCGAAGATCGTCTCAATTCCGAGGAATTTAACCCGGCAGTCTATGCAAAGACGAATCGTAAGGGCGAAGACGCGGTTAACTCGTCTCCGTTCAATTCTTCGGGCCGTTATCCCGGCTATCCGTTCGAGAAGAACTATCTCAATAACGACCTACACATGCTCGCATCTACGGGTCGCCTGAACACGTTTGATCCTCGTATGAATCCTGAGTTCCAGTATAACGATCTCGGTATCCCGGGTCTTACGGATGGCCATAACGCGGTTATTCGCGATATGCCCGAGTTCTCGGCCGGCAATATCTTCTATTGCGGCGACGGTAAGGAATATGTCGACTGGTTCTTCCGCATTCCGGACGTTAACGTCGAGAGTCTCGAAATCAACGTCAATAACAGCGGCTGGGTCTCTTGCGTACAGGGTGCTTCGATTGCTGCGGACGCATTCGAGGTTAAGTATTCGAGCATGGAACAGGGCATTATCACTCTTGCCGTTAAGGACAAGAGCAAGGCCGACGCAATTCTTAAGCCGGCAGGCAAGAACGGTGTAACGGTTAAATTCAAGTATAAGAAGCGCGGCATGGCCGGCGTTCCTACCTTCATGGATTGGGACGGCGCTATCGGTAGCGTTAAGATTCTACTGAATAAGTAAGATAATATAGATCTCCCCATCTTTCTCTTAGGTGGGGAGAAACTATAATCTTTTTCTACGATAATAATAAGGAGGACATAAAATAGATGTCTATTAGAATGGCAGAAACCCTGCGAAACATCAGCACGCTTCGTGCCGCAGCCGTAGATCAGTGGAAGGCTTACGAAGAGGCTGTTGCTGCAGGAGATAAAAAGGCTGTGAAGCCCGAAGTCGAAATCAAAACTTTCGACATGATGGAGAACATGGTTCTCAATATTAACGGCAATTATGAAAACGGTCGCGTCACGGTGCAAGAGGCACTCAACACGACCGACATGATTAAGCTAATCCCGAAGGTTATCGAAGGCCAGCTCCGCGAGGCGGCAGAGCCCGAATATCTTGCTACCCGATTTATGAACATCGTTCATGTCGATGGCGGCGCTTCGGTTACTTACGTTATCCCCGTTGTCGGCGAAATCCATGCGTCGGAAGTTGCCGAAGGCAGTCGCTACAATGAGGACTATGTCGACTTCAATACGGTCGAGAACGGTCAACTTGAAATTCGTGTCAAGAAGATCGGTCTCAAGGTCCGTATTACGGAAGAGGCAATTTCGGATTCTTCGTGGGATATCTTCGGTATTAACGTCCGTAAGATGGGTCGCGCAATGGCTCGCTATAAGGAAGAGTGGGCGTTCAACTCGTTCTCGACGCACGGTCATATCGTGTTCGACAACGATGCTCGCGTCCAGATTCCGGAAGCAGGTACAACGGGTCGCGATGAGCACGGTAACTTCAACGACACGATGAGCGTCGAAGACTTCCTCGATCTCGTTCTTGCTCTTATGGCAAACGATCAGACTCCGACGGACGTTATCATGCATCCGCTTACCTGGGTCATCTTTGCTCGTAACTCTATGATTGGCAACGGTCTCACGTACGGCGCATTCGGCGGTTCGCAGGTTAACCCCTGGGGCGCAACGCAGGGTACCCCCGGCTTTGCAGGTCTTTCGGGTGAACAGGGTCCGCAGAAGCTTATCATGCGTCCCGAGCAAGTTCAGGGTCGTCTCCCAGTTCCCATTACGGTTAACTTTAGCCCGTTCGTTAAGTTCGATAAGCAGAACAAGAAGTTCGACATGTACTGCATCGATCGCACGAATGTCGGCGTAATCGCAGAGCGTGAAGCTCTATCTACGGACAACTGGACGGATCCCGAGCGCGACCTCCGCATGCTCAAGTGCAAAGAGCGTTACGGTATCGGCATTCTCGACAATGGTCGCGGAATCGCCGTAGCTCGCGGTCTCGCGGTCGCTCCGACGTTCCCGGTCGCACCCAAAGTTACGGTCGACGTGGCGAATCCGTAATTCGTAAAATAGATTCAAGAGGTAGCCACATGGCTGCCTCTTTTTCTACTTAAGAAAGGAATTAAACACATGGATATAGTCGCAAGAATTAAACTTGCTCCAGGACGCGTCGGGTTTTACGATCCACTCTCTCGTATTCATCTTACGTTAGGCAGACCGTTCGCAAATGTCATTTCGGGTACAAACTGCGCAAATCTTCGTCGTAACGTAAAAACAGGAGTACTTTCTCTAATCGACGGAACACTAGGCGGAGACATTCCTCCATTCAAGATTGTTCAGGACGAAAAAGGAACTAGACTCGTGTCCAACGGAGACGAAGTAAATAAGCCGATTGTCGGGCGTATTGAACCCTCCGTCGAATATCCTGGCGCGGGTCACGTAGAATTAGATCCGAGAGAAAAAGAGGGCTTTGGCAATGGAGATAGAGCGCCGAAACGAGGCGACGAAATAAGTCCTCCTAAACCATCGCCAGAGGATACTGACGCTGATGATACCCATACAGAGATAGGTGGAGAAGAAGGCTCTCAAGACACAGGAATAGAAGACAATCCCGAGGAATCGCCGAAGAAAAAGAAGGCTACTAAGAAAAAGTAAATAAGCAGGTGGAATTAAATGGAGCATAAATTTCAGCTTCTTTCCGTTAAGCCTAGCATGAAAGATAAGAAAATACAGCTAGTATTCTCTTTAGATATAGACGAAAATTCTGTCACGGATAATATTTATCTGATGCAAGAAAAGCCACGGATACATATTCCGTGCGACATCACGGTAAACAAGAGAACGGTTACGTTAGCGTTAACGCAATGGCCGACACCTAACGTAACTTACTCTCTTATTATAGAGCCCGGAAAGGTCTTATCTATAACGGAAGATAAACTAATAGACTTTCTTCCGATAAAAGTAGAGTTTAAGAGCGAGATACTAACGGACGTTAAAATTTTATCTCCTAAAAACTTCGAAGAAGTTACGGATACTCTAACGATAATATGGCAAGAAATTGGCCCGTCTCCGACGCGCAAATATTATGTAGAGGTTGCTACGGAGAATATATTCGAAAACTTAATCGAAGTAGCCGTAGTAGACAAGGCCATAACTCCAGATGTAGATAATAAATATTCCGTCACATTTAAGGCTCTTAAAAAAGAAGGGCAATACTACGTTCGTGTCCGTCCTCAAAACGATAAAACTTACGGCAGATGGTCTGAAACGGTCACGTTTGTCTTGCCTAAAACTAAGACAACGGTTCCAAACCCTCAGCCCGAAGAAAAAGAGAAGCCGAAGCGACCAGAGATCGTAGATCTTACTAAACCCTCAACTCCTCCACAAAAAGCTCCGGAGGAGAAGCCGTCCATTATAAAAACTACCAAATTAGTTGTCTACGATGAATACACGCCTAAAGAGTTTAAAATAGAGTTTTCCGAAGAAGTACAGATAGACGAAGAAACGACTAAGGTTAAGATCGAAAGGGGCGTTTTCTAAACATGGAAGAAGTTCTAGGAAAAATAGCCCTTAGTGAAGATAAGAAAACCATAACGGTTACACCGGAAAAAGTTCTACCTAATTCTATCTATCGGATTACGCTGACCGGAGTGAAAGATAAAGACGGAAAAGTAATCGATCCGATTACGATAGAATACAGAACCCCGTATTCTCCGCTATATTGTACGTTATACTCATTAAAACTTGTCGTAGATACATTCGGCATTTCCGACGAGGCAATGCTAAATTATATTAGGCAGGCTTCAAAAGAAGCAGACTTTATTGCCGGAGGCAAGGCGGTAAAAGACGGAGATGGCATTCCGTTTGCTGTCGAGCAGTTTACTAGAACCAAAGCGACTTATGATTGCATATCGAGAGCACTTATGGATCGAGCATACTCCGGCGGAGGAAGCGAATATACACTAGATGTCGCGACATATAAAGATAGTCTAAATACGGGAGCATACAAAGCCCTTCTGGATAAGCTCGCAAAAGAGCTTCAAAAATGGCAAGATGCTATCCGTGGGTATTACAACGAAGGTCGCGTCAAGCCGAAGGCGACCAGGGTCGGCGTCAAGAGCTCCCAGAATTCTGACGTGTCTTACACTACGCTCGACACAATCATTCAGGATGTCACGAGAGACATGCCTCAGTGGAGCTGATAGGCTATGCAATGGTTTGACAAACACATTAAAAAGCCTATCGACCTATTTAGTCATCCGGTCTGGTTTATTCTCAGAGATAAAGAAGTCGACTGTCCATGCGTCGATCATCTATCTAAGCAAGCATTGCAAGATTGTCCGATATGTTTCGGAACGGGAAAGAGCCTAACTCTCGCAAGAGTAAATGCCGCTCATCAGAATAATCGTATTTCTCTTCGCGGCACCGGAATAGGGTTCTCCGAAATCGATGTTATCAACGTATATTATACGTATGACAAAACATCGATTCAAATAGGAGATATCATCGTAGACGGAGAAGATATAGATGTCGTTAAGGATGTCTATTACGAGCATAGCGACGAGCAAAAGACCGTCTACTGGCGTATTGAAACGGTTCCGTACAAAAAAGACAAGGAGCTATTTAAAAAGCTCTTGACTAATACATTAAAAGAAGGTGGTTTCGACGGCTGACGAACTTATCGTAAACAAGCACGAGACCCTTCTTTTAATAGGAAAAGCGGCAGAAAGATACGCGATAGGAGAAATCGTTTACGCCGAAGACTATGACGAAGTTCTTAATCTTTACGGAGACTCTGATTTAAGTAGAGCTTTTCGCGCAGCACAAAACAACGGAGCCAAATATATATATCTACTCAATGTAGAGAAAGACAGCGACTATTTCGAGGTAGTAGAGTCTATAAAACACGGAGACTTCGCATATGTAGCATTTGTTTCTTTGTTTCTATCAGATACATTCCAAGATACATACGGAGAACGGCGTATCCATTCTACGTTAGCCTATCTGCTAGGAAGTATAGGAAGAGACTGTCTTACTACATTCGTAGTTACGGATAAACATGCATCTCTTTATGAGTCTATAGACGACTTCCTGATAGATATGACAAAGATACAAAATAAGTTTATTCACAGATGTTCTGTTAGAGCAAACTTAAAAAACATTATTTTTGTCGCAAATAACCTTACGGACTATCCGGTTGCCTCAGTCCCCCTAGCAGCATCTCTATGTTCTACTCCGGTTAATGAATATCCGACCCTAAGAAAGCCCAGTAAGGCTATATTCTATATTAGTAGTTGGGACGGCATGGATAGTATGGCATACTACAGGACAGAGCCCAACGGAGTAACTAACGTAGAAAATCTTCTGAACATGTGTCTAAGGCGAGAGCCAGAAAAAGTAGTATTCGTAGATAGAATACTAAAATACATCCAAAGAGGACTCGACTTCCAGGAATTCAAGGGTAAACAGCATACGGAACATCGGAAACTTTTATTCAAGGAAAAACTCGAAAAGTACCTCGAAGGAATCAAGGGTTTTATTATAAAACATTATCGTATAGATCAAATCAACGTAGTAGACGACCTACCGGGAACTGTTATTTATTCTTCTAGAATAAGAGTTCTTCCGATAAACTGTTTCGAAATATGTACGATAAAGAAAGACGTGGAAGTATGATAGACGACTTAGAAAGACTTTTACGTCGAAGAGACGAAAACTCGAATCCTATCGTCGTAGATAAAATAGAGCACAAAACGCCGAAAAGAACAGTCGCGGAAAAAAGCGCGACGATCGACGACTTTATAACCATGCTTTCGAAAATTGTATGCCGTACGATGAAAGACGAAAAAGTAGAGTTCCGACCCGACGAAGGTATAAGGCTTCAAGTGGATCAGGCTGAGCCGTTAGATCATCCATATATTTTCTTTTCGATACTCAATTCTCATACGACTCTTGAAGTCAAGCCTAGAGTAAGAGAGGTCGGACTAAAGGGAATAGATGGACAAGAGAAAGAAAAAAGACGCTCAGGCGAAGTGTGGGGCCAGTTATTTAATTATTCTGTCCAATTTGATATATTAGCGGGTGATTATAGTACAGTCACCCGGGTAATGGATGTTTTTGAAGACATAGTTTTCAGCTATACCGCCTACTTTAAGCGCAAAGGCGTAAAGGACATCCGGTTTAGGGAAAGGGCTACGGACCGAAACCTAGATGCGTATCGACAGAAATGTTCGGTACGGTCGCTTCGATATGAGATAGAAGTCGAGGCACTGTTTGCTCGTCTAAACGCAAATATCGAAGGCGTCGACCTAGTCTAGCAAAAATAATAAGGAGGAACCAACTCAATGGGTATTTTCGACAGCGAAATTGACCTGCCAGGCGTAATTACGCACGTTGAGGCCGATTATTCCTACGGATTTGACAGCACCCTTTTCGGGTCTACCGACTCCGTCGCGATTATCGGTACCGCTTTTAACGGTCCGACGGGCGAGCCCACGAAGATTTATTCGCCGGAACACGCGGCGTATATCTTCGGCGATGCTTATGATAGCGTAAAACGTCAAGAAACTACTCTAGTCGCAGGCGTTCAAGACGCCTGGGACCGTGGCTGCCGTACGATCTATGCGATCCGTATCGGCGGCAAAGAGATGTATAAGGACTTCAACTTCAAGATTGAATCTCCGTATCGTCTCAGACTTTCTTCGATGTTCCCCTCGAACGTCGGGAAAGAATGTTATGTTCTTTATGATGGCACGCCGGGCCGTCAGCAAATCACGCTTTATAAGCCGATCGATCGTGCAACGATCTCGGAGAAAAAGCGCGGTCTTACATCCGGCACAAGCAACGTTCTAAAGACGACGATTAAGCTCGCGCTCGATAACGGTCTTACGAAAGATGATCGTCTCGTCGACATGTTAAACATCGTTAACGGCCACTCGGCAAATAACGTTGTTCGCTTCAGCATCGTCGATAAGGACGGTAATGACGTTACGAACTCGCCCGACGTTTACGACCTTTCTCTCGGCGTTATGTTCTCCGGAGCATACTTTATGGGTCGTAGCCATACGAGCAACGACGTTAAGGTCGTAACGGAGACGACACTTCAGCTCGTTAACAACAACACGACAAACCTCCCCTATAGCGGATTTAATAAGAAGTACTTCCGTAAGCTTATCAGAAATACGGACGTATCTCTACCGTATCCGATCTTCGACGAAAAGAGTGAAACACTCCGCGAGAATCTGCGTCCCGCAGGAATCCTAATGGTTAACGATTGGGACTTCCTAGAGACGGCAGGCGTATCGTCCCGCGCGTTCGTCCCCGATAAGATTGACTACGAAGAGACGAACCTTTCTAAGTTCGAAATCTATCGTCGTCTCGGAAGCGGCTTCGCAATTACCGCTCGCGCGGAAAAGCGTAAGGGTTCCTCGAGCGCTTCGGATAAGCCTCGTATCCGCGAGACTCCGACCGAAGATAAGAACCGTATCGCGACAATCGAAGACGGTCTATATTCCGTTCTTCAGAATGCGAACATGAAGTTCCGCGTTCTTACCTGCGCGAATGCAGAGGATGATATCAACGGCAAGCTTCCTCGCGCCGAAGAGTTCCGCGTCGCTGTCGCTCAAGAAGCTCTCGTCCTCGGCGGCGATATTCGCGTCAAGGCAAATGTCGGACGTAAGGACCTCAAGAAGCCTCGTAAGTACAAGATCTCGTTTATCGATCTCGAGGAAGGCGGCGCAACTCCGCAGACTCTCGACCTTAATGATCTCGATATGGATACTGTCCATAAGGTTATCGCAGAGGTTGCGAACGACGCAGAGATCAAGAAGCTTAATCCGGCGGACTTCGAAAACGGAACACTTATCAAGGCAGACACGAAGCTTTATCGCGTAGGTGACAAGAGCATCGTCGAACTTACCGGTGCCGGCCTTAACCAGATGCGCGTTATCGCTGAAGGTAAGCTTTATGAATATACGTCTCCGGCGGGCTTCGCTCCTGCAACAACGACGAAGCGTTATATTCTCGGCGAAGCGGTCGACCACGTATTTGTCTACGAGAAAGATAGCTCTGGTGACTTCAAGAATATCGGCGACCTCGCTACCATGCTTTCCGAGGAAGAAGATAAGGTTATCGTCGCGGCAGAAGATCTCGGCGCAGGCCACGAGAATGAAATCGTTGTCTACTCGAATGCTTTCGATACGATGACGGTCGAGGAACTCGTAGATACCCTTAATAAAAACGAAGTGTTCTCGCAGCTCTTCTCGGCAAAGCTTTCGGAAGATGGCGCTATCGAAAAGGATGAGTTCGTCCTCGAGGGAGCAAAATCGTCGAAGGCATTTAAGGCGACGACGCCGACTCCGCGCCCGACCGAGGTCGTAACAACTCCAGACCGCGCACTTGAGTACGACCTATCGCTATACATTCCTTATCGCACGACGGATAACTTCCTACGTCAGCTCGCACAGCACTGTACTTATACAGAGCTTAAGACGGCGCCGACGCACGGTGTTATGGGTGTGCAACGCCTAACGAATACAGGTCTTGCATCTATAGCCCAAAAGGTTAACGAGATGCTCCCGAAGGAATTCGACCTATACGCTAAGAATGCAATCGGGCATAATATGCTTGACAGCAACAATCTTCCGTATCCGATCGGTAAGAACGTTTCGCTCGTCATGGGCCAGTATCTCGTAACGATGGATCGTACGAACTATCGATATCTTTCGAACGGCGCGGCCGGTTATGCGGGTATGGTTTCGACGCTTCCTCTCGAGCAAAGCTCGACCGGGCAGACGATTCAGATTCCGGATCTCGGCTATCAGCTTACGAATACCCAGCTCGGTAAGCTCACGAAAGCCGGTATCGTTACGTTCCGTAATTCTTACACGAAGGGTATCGTCGTTACCGACGGTATTACGATGGCCCCGGCAGATTCGCGCTACCGCAGACTATCTGCCAGCCGTATCGTCAATACTGTCGAAGAGCTCATCCGCGCTGCTGGCGAGCCGTTCATCGGTAAGGAAAACCATCAAGCGAACCGCGATGCTATCCAGACCGCAATTAAGTCGAACCTCGACAAGATTAAGGGAACGCTCATTAAGGATTATGACTTCAAGATGAGCACGGATCCGCACTCCGCGAGATTCTCGTTCATCGAGATTGCATATCAGATCATTCCGATCGGCGAGATTCGCGAAATCCGCAACAGTATCAAGATGGTTGACTCGATCACCACTTGATTCGACATATAAGATAGGACAATATAGGCGAAGACATTTTATCTTCGCCTATAAAGTCTTTTCCTTTAAAACTAAGGAGAGTGAAATAATAAATGTCAGTTTCGTCTGAGTACACACGTACTTATACGTCTTTTAGCGGATGTGATATAGTACCGACTTTTGGTGATACCGTCATCGGAGAGCTACAAGCTATTACCTATCACGTACAAAGAGAAGAATTTGATACGTTAGTGCTTAACTGCATTAAATGTAGTAAGTAATTGCTATCAAACCCTTATTCTCCGCTGTTGGGGAAACCCAGCAGGGACACGACCTTAAAACCAGTAACGCCTTAAGAGCTTCATCACCACAATAGAAGATAGACAGAAACTTCTATGACGGTGGAGATAATCCAGAAACAACGATGAAGATGGTTCATGGTGAAAACCTAAAAACCGTTAACAAGGGCTGTTTGGTCGCCAAGCCTGGAAACAGGAAGGTCAAACGACTACCGCTTGAAATAGCGGATAAAAGCAAGTGCTTAAAATGGGTCGCCCTAAGTTGTCGTAAGACAATAAGGTGAAGAAATAGTCTCCTCTTCGGATTAAAACCCGAAGCGATTTAAAAGATCGATGCAGATTAACGACCTGCATGAAGAAAAGGAAAAAGCGCCGGTTAACGACTAAATAGGCTGGCGTAAAATCTCGCTCAAATCGGTGAACGGATAAAAGAAATCCCAACGCCGAGGGTAAGGATTAATTTCCAATGCCCGTAGAGACTCGCTCTAAAAAGAGCCTGGCAACGATCCATTCCGCACATAGCGGAAATAAAGGAAGAAACGAATTTGGATAAAGAAAAAGCATGGTTACTCGGATACCTTCTTTCAGATGGTAGCATTATAAGCCCTAAATACAGAAGCAAAGGAGACGAAACGCATCTATCTTTTATATGTATGTTAAGCGATAGAGAGATCTTGGATAAAGTAAAAAAGATAACCAAAACAAAAGCTAAGGTTCATGAATATCCAAACTATAAATCGCCACATGCAAAATTAAGAATATATGACCGAAGAGACATAATAGATAATTATAGCGACATAAAAACAAGAGTCCCAGAAGAAGATATAAAAGGTTATGAAAGACACTTCATTCGAGGACTTATAGACGGAGACGGAACTCTTTCGGTCAGAAAAAATAGAAAAACGTTTCGGATCGGGTTCATAGATCAATATGAACAAATAGTAGAATGGGTGACAAACTTTCTAGTAGATAAACTAGGTCTACCTGAAAAAAGGTATAGATACGTACCGCAAAGTCATGTATGGGAAGTAATGTGGGAAGGAACAATCGCCAAACTCATATCATGGTACTTATATCATGGCGACATAGAAGAATGCTGCTTAAAGCGAAAACATGAGAAATATAAAGAATCAGTTCTAAATGGAGAAGAATTCGAAAATATTTACGACGAAATGATGTTTTCCATAAATGCAGGCGTCCAAGATAACTGGATAAAATTTCAACAAAAAAGCAGCAATACGTTAAAATGGTGCCACATGCTTCAAAAGATCTTACCATATAAAACAACCCCAGTTTTTAAGAACCCGGGGAGTAGAAAATATTACAATTTATATATTCCAAACAACGTTTCAGTTGTCAATACGCGAGACGCACAAGAATTTGTGTGAAGGCATAGTCCATTATTAAGAAGATAATACTATTCTATGGGTTCTCCGGAACCTCGTTCGTTCTCGAGAGGTTAATTTGGCCTCTCCTTCGTGGCAACACGATGATAAAACAAAATCCGTGATATGCTGGAAACCCCTTAGAGCTCTAATACTACAACGTAGTTAGAAATAACAGGCGTGATAGTTTGAAAAGTTTAGAGATTGGGCAATCAGCAGGCAGTTTATCCCTATAGGATTTACGCCTCAACGACTATCCCTCGGCCACAAATGGCAATAGGAGTACGGCCTCGTTCTTGCGAGGTGGGTGAAGACCCCTTAAATGGAAGTGCGGATCTCTTTACTTATAATAAAGATGAAGATATAGTCTAGCCCCTCTCTCCTACTTGGGGAGATAAATTAAAAATATCCCGAAAGGGAGGGTATAAGCGAAACGTGGAATTGCAGGATCTCTTGTATTTACGGTGTTTGACCGCGATGCACTAATCTCTGCACTACAAGATCACATCAAGAAAGAAAAGACGTTCCATCGTATTGGTTCGAATGAACTAGAATACGAAAGAATTTCGGTCGACGAATGGGACGAGAAGATGAAGAGCTATGCGCTCCAGGGCGTCTCTGGTAGCGCGGCCGATAATGCCGATAAAGTTACGCAGAATATTTCGACCGAGGCAGATCCTGTCTACGGAGACGAAATTCCGCCGTTCGACATCACGATTTCGTTCGTTAACGAATACGGTCAAAAAGCTCGTATCGTTCTCTATGCAGTCGAAATTCTAAATGAATCGTCCGGCTTCTCTATCGACAACGTCATTTCCGAAAAAGCATGTACGTTTGTCGCACGCAAAGTAGAGTACATGAAGCCAGTAGACCGTAATAGCTAAGATTCTAAACGGTAATAGGAAGGTGAGGCCAAAAGTCTTATCTTCCTTTTTTTTATTTAAAATAAACAGAAAGCGGGCGAGAACAATTCCGAGAAAATTAACCTCTACGTCATCCGAATACGTAAAAACATATACGAGCTATTCGGGGCACGATATGGTCGTTATCTTCGAGGTTCCTCTTCTCGACGGAAGCGTAATAACTCGAGTTATCGGAGAATGTCAAACAATTACATATTCCGTACACAACGAGAAAATGCCCGTAAGAGTACTCGGAGATATGAACCCCAAAGCATACGTATTCGGCAACAGAACAATAGCCGGATCTATGATTTTTACGGTATTCGATGAACACTGGTCGAACGACATAATCGCCGAATATAAAAAGAACATGGAAAGTTCGGGGCATGTCCTCGATGACGAACTTCCTCCTATTAACGTTACTATCTCTATGGCAAACGAATATGGTGACAAATCACACCTGGCCCTATACGGAGTAACATTCGTCAACGAAGGTCAGGTAATGAGCATTAATGACATATATACGGAAAATACATTTCAGTTCTACGCTAAAGACGTAGACTACTTAAAGTCCGAAAGAGATAAAAACGATAAAGGGTTCGTGGAAGAAGAAGATTTAACGAGCAGGATAAATGATCTAAATGAGCCGGACGATTCTCCCATAGACTCTCCTACTCTTCCGGAAAACGAAACAGAACAGGTTGACAACGGAGAAACTGCTACGCCTCCAGAGACTAATCCAGAAGATGCATATGATAATAACTTCGGAGACAACAGAGAAGAAGCTATCAGCAAAGTAAACGAAGTATACGAAAACTTTAAAAAAGACCTTCAAGAAAAACTCGATTCAGGGAAGATAACGAAGAAAGAATATAAGGAACTCGAAAAGAAGGGCAAGAAAGCCTGGAAGAAAAGAAAAAAAGAAATAGATAAACACTTCAAAAAGAAAGAGGAGAGCCCATGAGACACTGTTCGTGCCCGATTACTTTTATACGACAGACGCATGAGGGGCTAACCTTGTTTCTTGGCGGATACGACACAGGCTACGATACTCTTGTTTATAATAAAAAAGGTAATGCTACCGATAAGCATGTCATAGAACTAGAGTCCAATACGATAACGATAAATAATTTTCCTCTCGGCAAAGGATATTACGAATTTTATCTACAGTCATCTACGGAGGCTACTCCTGTCTTTACTACTTACGTAATAAAAGAAAAGAGACTGCAGTTAATAGATAAAGTCGTTTCTTACGTAACTGACTTAACAGATGCTACTACCGTTTTGTCTCTAGCACAAAGAATATACGAAGCCCAGAATTCGATGACGAAATCCCTAGTCGATTTATATCGCAAGATAAACAAGCCGCAGCCAGATGAGATTGCAGACCTATGCAAAACAATCTCGGCCTTCGAAAGATACGAAAATTCTGCGGCTATCTATATGAATAAAGTAAATATAGGCGGAACTAAACTCGACTATAAAAAGGGATTTCATATTATTCCGTCGAAGACCATAACTTCTATTAACTTATATAAGTTAGAAAACGGTCGTAGAATCTTAGTTAGAACATATAAAGAAAACGATGAGTTCGACTACCCCTTTAAAGAAGACACGTTTTACTTTATAGATTTATTATCTGACGCAGAGCTCGTAGTAGAATTAGTTCATTACGAGCCAGATGTTCGCGGCAAAAGTATAATGTGGACACGCACAACAAATGAATTAAAACGTATCGATAGAATAGCCGAAAAAGGACTAGAGCTATCGACGGGAAATGCATCCGTATCAGAAGAAGATATGGAAAGAATAATCACCGATAAAAAGATAGAAAATCCTAATGCATTTTTACCGAGTCCTACTATTAAACAAAGTATGTTTCATGATGGCGTTCTCGAGATAACGATAAACGACTACGATCTCCTACGTAAAATGGGTAAGCCATTTTATTTATCTATAAGAGAGGTCGATCAAGTATTTGAAAAAGACTTCGTCAAGAGATATCAAATAGATTCGGAATCGATGACGATAAATTCGGCAGAAGAACTCATCGCAGACGAAGTTGTATTTTACGTCGAAGATGAAAAACACATTATCGTTTCCGGAATAACGAGAATCGACTTAGCAGACATGACGCATTTCGGTGAAATGAAGGATTATACGACGGCTAAAAACGCGACAGAAGTAAGTGAATACGTCGAAAGATATTTAGATAAGGCTAGGTCGGCAATAGATAATCTAGAATTATTTAACGTAGTTTCCGAGATCGTATATTCAGAAGCATCCGATACAGATACCACGGCAGAAGATATTTATCATAACTTACTAATAAAATCCGTAATATCACAAAAGATACTTCGCTATTCTAGCAATATGTTATTTTTTACGGCGGCGGAATGGGCGCAGCAAAAAACGATCGACGATAAGTTTTTTAAGCGCAAACCTGTCTTCATAAATGCCGAAGATACGTTTACGTTCCCAACGTCAGAAGAAAAATACGTTTTAGTAGTAGAGAAGATTTCAGTTAATGATAGCATGAATGCATCAGTGACTAAACAATTTATAGCTTCGTCGAAAGACACTATCGCGCAAGTAAATGTCGTTCATGAAGATATGTATATTATATACGCTATATCGGCAAAGGATTATAGACGTTCCGGTTTTATACTGGTTAACAATATAAATGGCCGCGAATATTTCACGGGACAAATAGAACTGGAGGCTAAATCGCATGGCTGATGAAGATCGTGAACTCAATGGCGAGTCTCAGCCGACAGACTTAGACACGTCTAAAAAATGGAAAGACAAAGAACTAGATAAAACGCCTCTCCATGTTCCGTACGTTACGTCTTATGCTAGACGCAAAACAAAAGAAGGAATCGTAGAGTCAGATTCTGCTACTCTCAAGCGATATTACTCTTCGATCGATGCCGAAGTTTATTTCGGAAATGAATATGTAGAAGATATTAGCGACATCAACTGGCAGATCGCACAACAATCGATTCCCATTTTCGGATATAATTCGTATACTGCAGATGAGATAGCTGTCGGAGCAAGATTAATAACGGGAGAATTTTCGATAAAATTTACGACACCGAACTACTTATTTAAGATCCTTGACGTGGCTAAAGAGCAACAAGTGTTTCGCATGGATACAGAATATAAAATTTCTGCGCACGACAGAGTAATCGGAGAACCACAAGGCGAAACAGATAAATGGATGAACGAAAAGAATTCGCCGATTGATTCTCTAGTCGGTACTAAGAGGCAGGAGCTATGGCCGCAGACATTCGATATAGATATCGTATTCGGTAAGCCGTACAAAGGAAGAACTAAAGATGTTCATCTATTTCTAACTCAGGTTAGAATACTTACGTGTACTGCTATGGCGGCGACTTCTGATCCAGTTCCGATAACAGAATCTTATACGTTCGTGGCTCGAGACATAAAGACCTTGACTTAATAGCATTCTACGAATGGTAATAGATAAAGTGAAGATAAATTTAAAATCACTTTATTTTATGGAGGACATATAATATGGCAAAAAAAGAAACCGAAAAGAAAGAACAAGTAATTCCCGGCGATATCACGAGAGCCGAAATCGAATCGTGGAAAGCTCTCCACGGAAAGGTCTATAAGACTATGGAAGGGGAGCAACAGGCGTTTATTTATCGTCCGATAAAAAGACATGAGTATACGAAGCTCATGCTAGACACAGAGCTTACGCCAGAAGAAGAACCTCTAGCAGAAAAGCGTCTAAAAAGACTGTCCGATAGACAGATCGGAATTTGTATGATTTGCACCCTATGGCCTTCTCAAGAAGAGATGGAAAAGATGTTAGAAAACGAGGCCGGCCTAGCTTCTAATCTTTCTAACGAAATCATGGATCATTCCGGATTCGACGCACTATCTAAAAGCGAAGAGCTTTAATGGATAAGTTTAAAATAACCAAGGTCGCGGAAGAAAAACCTGAGCCGGTAGATTATACGGCGCTATATATAGACTTTTGTTCTAAACATCGCAATGTATTCATGGTAGAAATTGACGGACAGGTTTTTATCTATCGGTCTTTGGGGCGTAGCGAATATAGAGAAATTATGGAAGACCGTCGCTTTCACGACATTCAAAAAGAGGAACTAATATGCTCTCAGTGCATGCTTTATCCTAACCCAGAAGAATATGAGTGGGAGGATAAGAATGCCGGAGTCCCGACAGAGTTAATGAAGGCAATCTTAACGGATAGTTATCTCGACTCTCTAGACAGAAGAGAAGAACTGCACGGATATTATAGATCTGAAATGTTTGACCTAGACAATCAAATAACGTGTATTATAAACGAAGCATTCCCAAATATAGATATCGAAGAAATAGAAAAATGGGACGTAGAAAAAACGACGAAATATCTGTCTCGCGCCGAGTGGAAGCTTAGTAATATAAGGGGCCTTCAAATCAACGGAATAGAGCCGCAAGATGACTACGTCGAAGACATTCCTAAAAAGACTAAAACTCTTAGAGGCGGAGAGAAGAAAGATAAGCTAACTCCGGACAAGATAAGAGAACGAGAGGAATTTTTAAGAAAACATCCTGAGTTCGCTAAAGGAGCCGTGGATGACGTAGCCCACATGCATGAACAAGAAACGGTAGATATAGTTGCCCCTGCCCTAAGACCCGGCTGGGGTTAAACATAGGCAGGTGGCCATGAGTGACCGAAAAAGATATTAAGGACAAAGAGAGACGCGCCGAGCAACAAAGAGAACGAAGAAAGCAAAGATACGAAGAATCTTCTATGCTTGACGGCGTATTCTCCGGAGTAACTAAATTAGCGATAGGAGCTGCGGCAGGAATAGGAGCCGTAGCTTTGACAAACCGAACTGGAATAGCCCCTGTTTTCGAACAGGGGCTTACTTTTGGTTCAAGGTTTTTAAATCGCGCCGCAACATACTCCTCGAATAAAGCAGTCGAAGACTGGACGATAAGAGATTTTCGTCGACTTGGCGACGGAGCAAAAAGCGCCTTTCAAGAAGCCAAAGACAGTCTCGGCACATTTCATATAGACCCGCACGATAATAGAACGTTATTCGGAACGATTTCATCGATACAGTCTCTAACCGGAGATGGTTCGAGAGCGATGAGCAGACGTCTCTTCCGACAAGAGAAGGTTATAAATCCTACTATCGATTGGTATAGACAGCATAATGTTTCTAAACGATTCGACGAAAATACAAATAAGCGTATCGAAAATTTTATTCGAGCGATAGCTTCTGCGCCTAGAGACAGAGCCGAACTATATTCCGCACAAAAAGCCCTAGGGGCATATGAAGATAGAAACTTAAAAAGAACTACAGATGCCCTTATAAGAAAAGTCCAAGAGCTAGATAAAGATCTCGTCGCTAAAACTAGATACCGCAGAAGAACCGATATCGGAATAAGAAATATCGTAGACGTAGCCCTGGATATAGAAAAGCTAGAAAAAGAATTCGGAACTATAAGAAAGAAACCTTCTGCATTCGAGCAACTATTACGCGGCGATAAAGATCGCGCCGTTACGGTTCGAGACCTGCTTAAACACAACGGAATGTCTCAAGGTATCGCGTATCATATAGCGAAAGATGGACAAGATCTAAGACGAGATCCAATTAAAGAGTTAAGAGAAGTTGCAGAGTACGGTAGAAGACATTTCGGAAAAAAGAATCCGGACTGGTATGAAAGATTTATGGATCTTACTCCGGACGCTGCCGGATTAAGAATAGCAGGTAACGGACTTCTTTATTCTACTGAGGGGCGCCGTCAATTTACCGACAGCTTATTATCGGCGGCGGCAAATACCCTTCCCGGCAAAATCCTAAAAATGAGAGATATATCTTACTCTCGAGTAGCTCCGAAAGTATTCCAGTGGGCAAAAGGTGCGTCTGATCCCGTATTAGCTTCACTTACAAACGAAGAGAAAAATAAGAAATCTAGTCAGGTAGATAGCACTTTAATTCGAGTTTACGATAACTACTACCGTATGTCTAGTAGAGGTGCCTTAGAAGATTTAGGAGACCTCGGCGGTACTCACCTATATAGCGGAAAATTCGGCGCCACTCAACATCTTATCCGACAGATGAGCGGAAATATTCGCTACAAACAAAGCGATAATGCTATACTTAGAAAATTAGATCTCTTCCAAGATAGAGATGAATATAGCGGAAAAGGTCCGACAAAGTTTATAAGATCTCTTGTCGACAAATACGATGATCCTAACTATATAGGAAACGTTATAGATGATCTATCGTCGGATACGATGTCTCAAGCAATTATAGACGCAGAAAAGCTGGGTCGAGTAGATTTTGCTTTAGATTACTTAAATAGAGCAAAAGCTCTCCATAGCTTCATGAAAGAAACTACGATAGAATTCGATCGAGATACGGCAAGAGCATTAAGCGAAGCAGCAAGTGGACCGTCGGAAGATATATTAAAAGCACTAGCAGAAAAAACGCCGAAAGAGCTAGAGGATTATCTCTTATCTTTAAATCCGGACGATATCATAAGCAAGCCGCTCGCTGACCTTGCAAACAAGTTAAGAACGAACAGAGAAGAAATTATACAAACGATCGAAACTGGATATGGACGCGATCGTAAAAATCTCGGATCGTCTTTATTGAACGTAGTAGGAACCGGGATAGGGAAAGAAGCTTCTACGTATGAAGACACTATTCGTAAAGAACTAAGCAAAGAAGCATTACTCCAGTCTGGATTAGACAGCTCTTCCGGAGCAATGAATTATGGCGATATTTTAAATTTAGTTAATTCGGCTAATTTAACGACCCGACAAAAGACAGAAGTGCGACGCCTAGCGCACTTAGCAACATTCGAGGATAAAACACTTAAAAGATCTCCCGGAGTTAGCGGAGACGGAAGCTTAAACGATAAAGAATTATTCGACCAGGTTTATGACATAAATGTCGCATTGTCTAATAATGAAATCCGCGAAACACTTCAGTTAAGCAAGAAAGAACATCTCAACTGGCAAACGACGCACTATAGCGATATAGACGAAATAGGTAATCCGGCCGAATACAATACGTGGTCGACAATAAGAAATTCCGAGACACCTCTCGATGTATTATCATCGTTAAACGATTGGTCTAAACTAAAGGCTTCTATTTCTAGATTCGGAGGACAATTTGCTGCCGGCCGAGATAATATGGGCGACGTATCAGAAATGACTCTAGCCCCATATTTTATGTTATCTCGACTATCCGACGAAATGAATACTCTAGGAGTAGGCTTCTCTAAAGACAGCATGGGAAGCACGTTCGACATGATGAAGTCGATCGCGCTCAAAAGAATACTCCCCGTCGCTGTCGGATCTACTTATTTAGAATGGCTAGATGACACATCAGAAGAGGTTACGGGAATATCGATCGCCGGAGCTGCGGCACAAGGAATTGCCAACGTAGATCTCGCGGCAAGAAAAACGCTAGATTTCGTAGGTATGACTGACTGGCTAAAGGGCGAAAAAGCCCTTAACCCCATTATGCAATATTGGGGAGATCATACCGAATTCATGAGTTATGACGAGCGCAAAGAATGGTATGAATCTGGATACGAACCGGTGCGAAAAGGTGCATGGTGGACATTCGGCGGCGTCAACGAAGCTCGCGGTGCAGAAATTTCTTACTGGCAACCTTCATTCGTAAGACGAATTCAATCAGACTATCTGGATAAGAGTCTATACGATGGATACTTCGATAAATGGTCACATAGCCTTCTTCCGACTCCGGCCAACCCGTTGTCTCCATTTATAGGATTAGCAGATCCGTACTGGCTAGAAGAAAAACATAAAGATGACCGTCCTTATATGCTCACGGGAGAAATGTTTGCCTCGGGAACACCTTGGGGTGCAATACTAAATCCGACCGTCGGCGCATTGCTTAAGCCGCAAAAAAGCCTACACGAAATTCCTATCTTAGGATTTAACTACAGAAATATTAACGGCGTAGACCCGATGTCTCTAATGCACGCCATAAACATGGAGATAAAACAGAAAGCTAGAGACATCACACACATGAATTACGTCAAGGTTGACGGCGATCAGTTTACCCCAGTCAACATTAGCGAATACGAAAATTACGCCGAAGAAAGAAGCGAAGAGCACGCTACATACAAAAACGGAAAAGTCGTGGAAAAAACCGAAGGATTTGGAACAAAGAAAGAACCGACTCAGGAAGAAATAACTGCCGAAGATATTCGGGCGGCAAAAGAATCCGGAACTAATATCGTAAGCCCAGGGGAAATAATAGACTATAAATTTACCGGAACTAAAAATCCATTCGAGACTCCCGGCTCCATATACGATGACGGAGCAGGAATAAAGGCAGTTCCTTCGGCGAAAAAACTTGCCGAACAAAGACATGAAGCTCGAAACATAAAAATTGAAGACGAACTAGAAATAGAGAAACTTCTCTATGGCGACGAAGATGGTATGAAGTCCGCTATCATAGGATTAATAAAAAAATATAATCCTATGAAAACGATCAGCGAACTAAATGAAGACACAAAAGGAAAAGCTAAGAAGAAAAGATCTGCTGGAACGCCAGATGAATATGAATCAGAAGACGGAATAGTCCAGGCGCAAAAGCTTAAGAACTTTAAACCGTCGAATTCAATGGAATTACTTAACGATGCCGATACGGTATCCGAAATGGTTAACGCCGGAAAAGGATCCGACATGGTGCGCGACGCGGCTATCTCCTGGCGTCTCGTCAGCGGTATTTACGGATATGCCTTCGGCGCCGCAACAGGTTTCGGAGTAGACGATAAAAAAGTTATCGCTACGGGAGCGGACATGACTTCGTTTAGTAGAACTTTCTGGGATTCCAACATCGGTGGCGCTGGCGGAGGAGTAATGGAAATTGCTCGTCGTTTCATTCCGGATTTTAGAAGAGGAACTCGAATCAACCCTCTAATGAACGAGATGCCAGACTGGCTACCTGAAAAATTTAAATTTGGAGATCCATATTTAATTCCGAAAGGAGAGATGAGACTCCCCGGAAAAGGATATGAAGCCCTAAACGAGCTACACGCTGATATATATGGATCGTATGGGGCCTTCGATCGCATGAAGATATTAGCAGATGTAGCGCCATTTTCTCCTGAATATAGGCTATGGAGAGATATCGCCAAGAAAACCGTCACCGATCCAGAACTCATAGAAGAAATGGAAGAAATCCGAGAACGAGTTAACCAACAAGGAAAGAAGCATGACTTCTATGACTATAAAGTTGTCGGACGAGGGCTCGAATATAAAAACGTAGTCGTGTCAGACATTCTCGATTACGGAAAATTTAAGTCTGGAAACACAACATATAAAATCGCCGGCGCCTCTATTCGAGCAAACGAAGCAGAAACAATGAAAGATGTCTTAGGAAGATATATTCATGTAGGGCAAGAAATCACGATTGCGGTAGACGAAGATGAATACTCCGGAAAAAACAAGGATGCCGTAGGGAGTATTAACGCCGCCGTCTTCATCGAAGGACAGAACATAGGCTTAGAGATGATAGAGCAAGGCGATGCAACGGTCAGAAAAGGAGATACATCATCTGCAGCACTCTTGGCGAATTACGGGCCGGTACAAAAAGGTATCGCCTACGCATCGGAACTCTTTGCTCATGCAGACGTACCTTGGCTCTCAGATCAGTTCTTAAGAGTAAGATCTCCGATTGAGTCCTATAAAGCAGAGCAGGTTTATGGAACGCCATATCAATCATGGGAACATCCGATAAATTCGTTCTTAATGCCGGCACTCGAAAGAGCGGTTCACGATAGATCTGCGTTCACTCCACTGATAGGTACTGCTGCACGCGCTATCGATGATATCCCTGGGCTAACCCCAGGCATGAATCATCTTACTAAAGCAGCTTGGCTATTAAATGATCGCGGAGCATTTATCGGTTTTGCATTAGCAAATCTAGTTAATCCAGGGAATAAGATGGCGATGCAATGGGCGCGACATGGCAGTGCTATTACGACGGCAGGTCATTTCTTAACCGGAGGGAATAGCTATTTCGATGAAATTACGTCTGGAGGGCAAATTGGATATGAGGTCGGAAGATTCTTAGAAAAAAATCGAGGAAAAGCGGCCGCAATAGGAGCTGCGGCGGGAGTGGCTTATCGCACTATATTCGGAGATGAAAGCGACTGGATCCCAGACAGGACCAAAGAGAAATGGGAGATGCAGGACTACTTCGATCGACTAACGTATCTTAAATATATGGGGCTTTATCGCAAGGCTGCAGAGCTCGCCGAAGAAGAGGAAGGCGTCGACGTCGAAGACCTTCTCGAGAGAAGAGAAGAGCTAGCATTTGAGAATTCTAAGGCGATCGATAAATTTAAACGCCTTAAAAAGAAACTTCGTCGTAAAGAGTTCTACGGAGAACCATCCGAAGAAATGATAGATGTTCTAAATGAAAAAATAGAATATCTAGAGAACGATAATACGGCAATGGTTCTCGGCGACCTATCAGGAATTATGTCATTCTTCGACAGTAAGATAAAAACTCTCGACAGAGAAAATACGATGGTAGAGGTCGGAGAATGGACCCGTACGGCTTTATTATATAAACAGGCCGCAGACTCTACCATGTATGGATTAAAAGATAGATCCTCGTGGTCGCAGATCGTAACGGCATTGCCGACAAATGACAGAGAATATTTTATGGAGTTCGTTAAAGTCACGAACCCGACAAGAAGAGAAGAGATTCTTAGATTTGCCTCTCCGGCCCTAAAAAGAGCCTTGGCGTTGGCATGGGGCAAGAAACCGGAAAAACAAGAATCTAACGAAGAGTTCTTTAAAAGACACGAACTGCCGAAAGAGAATTGGGCTGGATGGGCGCCACAGTATGACTTAAAAGATATCGAAGTTAAAACGATAGAAAATGAAGGCATGATGCTGGCAGACTTCGGATACTATGACTCACAGTTGAGAGATTCTAAGGTCCAAGATGCTCCGACGACAAACTATTCCGGAACAGATGAAGAACATAACGAAGCGGCGGTCAAGAAAAACCTTCAGAGAATACTTCATGGGTCCGGGTTAAAAGATGTCGATATATCTGTTCAGCCTGGACCGTCAGGCGGAGTAACCTCTATAATAGCAATAATCAAAACGATGCTAGGATTCGAAGAAGCTCAAGAAATGGTAAATAAAAGTCTGTCAATGCAGGCTAGTATGTAAGACCATACCCTCGGTTATACCGGGGGTTTTTTATTTTAAAACGGTAATATGTAATTAGAATAATAATCGTAGCAGAAAATAGGTGTCCAATGGATAAAATTGTAGATAGCAAATTTAGAGCAAGAATCGCGGCAAATGCCGAAAGAAGAAACTTCTTATCGAGACAAAAAATGAGTGATCCCATTATAAAAGAGCACAAAATTGCTCCGCTCATGGCAGCCCGAACGCCGGACGTAATAGATGGTGCGCATATCGGGCTTATTAAGGCTGCGATCCGTGCTCCATTTTCTAACGACCCAATAGTGTCTGAAGCAGCTATCGCAAGTTTCCAAAATACAAAAGTAAAAGACTTCAACGATGCTTTTCTCTACGGCAATAACTTAAATAGATATATTCGTCATCAGTATACCGGAAACGGAATCGGACAAAACGTATCGGAAGCCAGAGACGCTTTATTTAACATAATAAATAATGACGGCAGGTTCGTAGGCTTTGACCTAGAAACTCTCGGAGCAAGAACCGACGGATTCGGGCGCAATATCGGGCCTATTATTACGGAATTTTCTTTCGCAGAAATGGTCGGAGAAATTGGCTCCGGAAATAATCCGTCAGTCTCAAAAGAATACGGCTCTATTATAGGTATCGAAGAGAAAGAATATAAAGAGCTTAAGAACCTAATCCAAAGATATACGAGCAATCAAAAAGTAACCGAAGATGAAATGGTTACTCTCGAACGTCTCGCTCTCATGGGCAACGACAAAACGACGATAGACTGGAATAAATGGGAGAATGACGGCCGAGGAATATTTAGATATTCGTCCTTTGCAGAAAAGCACGAAATAGGTTTCACTAAAAAAGAAATGCTCAAAGGTCTTGAAGATTTACGTAAGATCGGAAAGATTCAAGAAGCTACGAAATCTATAAGCGGAATGTATGGATGGGAACAAGAGCTTTATTCTGCTCTTGAAAACGTCGTTAAAAATGATTTAACTGCTGTCGCCCATAACGGTAGAGGATTCGATGATAAGAGCTTAAATCTACTGCTAAATAGCAATAGCGTCAGCAACGAGATGAAATCTCGAACAGAGAGACTCTTCGAAGGGCGAGGTTTGTCGTTCAAGCACGAACTCGACCCGCTTGCACTAATGAGAGGACAGGCGGGAGACAGACAAGAGCTTCTGTATAATCTCGTAGGAAAAGATGACAAAAAGCTAGCAGAATTAAACAACTTCATGCGTAAAAATGGAAAGTCGCAGCTTACGCAAGAAGTCTTTATGGAAGCTCTCAGACTAAGTCGCGGCGGAACCCGTATCCAAGATGCAGCCCACGTAGCAGCAAGTGACGTATTCGGCGTCGGAACGATGATTATGCAAAGTATCTTCGATCCGAGGAATCCGTCGTCACTCGCCACTATCAATCCGGGAGTAACGTCTCGAATTTTTTCGGCTTCTAGCGACGAAGTGTTTTATGCCGCATCTTCTATAAACGCAAACGAATCCGGGCTCTTTACCTTGGTTAGAGATCCGATGACCGGGCAATATAGAACATCGGACGGAATATCTATCGGCGATAATGGGACCACTATCGAATCTTTTCCGCAAACCGGTATAAAGCGTCGTGCAATGTATGTACCGACCGGTATCGGAGAGATTAAAAGAGGTTCTAGCGCCTATGACGCAATTGTCGGCGCGCATAGAGATCTTGACAACGGATCTCTTATGTATGTACGACTTAATCCTCTATCTGAGTCTGAAGCCATAGGTGCAAATTCAGAAACAATTCTTGTCGGGCCAGAAGCAGAGATAAAAAAGAAGCTTGACCAGACGTTCGTACATGTCGGCAAAATGAATGACGACGGAGAGTTCGAACTAAAGAACTTAACCGAAAAAGAAAAATCTCTATTCCAGAGAATAACCGTGCACGAAGATGGAAAAGTCGCCATAACAGATCCTACCGCTAAAGATCTTATGGCAGAAAGTACATTTGCTTTCGATAATGATGCGCCGGCAAGATCTGCTCGCGATCATTCTATCACTAAAGACATAAGAGCTCTTCGCTATATTAAAGACATGGATGCATATGCGGAGCAGCAAATTGCAGAGCATTACACGCACGACTCTCGAGGCAAACTAAAATCCAAATCGGACGGAACTGTTCACGACACGAAAACAGTTAGAGAACTATTCCGCAGACAATTTAGAGATAGCCTCTATAAAAGAACGGAATCTCTAGCGAAAGATCGTCATCTTGGTTCTGGCGCTAAAATCACGGCAGAAAAAGCGAAAGGGACATTCTTTGAATACGTAGGTTGGAAGCCGCTCGGCGGAGAATACACCGCATATTCAAATTCCGTCTCTAACTTAATAGGTCTTGAGAATTACGTTCGTAGTAATCAAGAGATGATCGAGCAGGCAATCGAATTTGCCGAGAAGAAAAGCGGAAAAGGTCGCGGTAAATATGATCCACTGCTCGAAGCATATTATCATGCGGCAAGAAACGCCCTAGAGACAGAAGCTCTTTCGGTTAAAAATCCGAACCCCAAAAGTTCTTCATCTATCAATAAAGTCCCCGTAGGATTTAACAACCGTGGCCGCCTCGGGATAGAGATGCAAAACATCTTCGAAGTAGACGTTAACGGATTCCGTACGAAGAATAAACCAGGCGGAAATATCGTTCAGTTTAACCTAGGTGCTTCCGGCATGTCTATTGCGAAGAGCGTTTATCGAGCAATGGGATATGCTCCAGAGACGATAGACGATATTAAACCGGAAACTAAGGTTAATATGCTCGGGAGTTTCCAGTCCTTTTTAGAGAGAACCCTAGGCGTCCCTCCGGAGAGGTTAAGAATAACCTCAAAAGATTCCGTAGATTCGGCCGGAACGAAAATTATTTCGATGATGCAAAACGAACGATCGAAATATCCTACGGCCGGATGGTTGTCTCCTACTTCTCAACATGACGTTACGCATGGACTAAGTAATCACGGTATGTCTTCAGAGAGAGTCTCTAAAGTATTAAGCGAACTTAGCTCGTCTCTAGAGATAGTAAAAAATCCGTTAGGTGTATCCGTAAATAAAGCAGGACAAGTTACTTACGACAAAGCAAAGGTCGGAACATTATTCGACGATATAGCTACGAGAATTAACGACAATATTTTATTCGACGGAATAACTCAAGATCATGATAAGTTCGTCGAACAAATGAAAAAGAGTGGTTATTCCGCAAGAGACGCCGAAACTCTATTTCAATCTCAAAAAGTTAAACGAGCTGAGTCTAAAGCTCTAGTTCTCGATGTCGTAAGTAAGATATATGCTAATGGCGGGATGGTCGGATATTCCGAAAAAAATAAAAAAGTTTTCATGTTCGAAACCTCGTCTAAGTACAAATCGGGCGAGATGAGAGAACTATATCTTCCGAGACAAACTCTCGAAGATGGAGCTTTTTATACTAGAATCGGAGAACGACAAACACGGCATATCGACCCGCTCGTACTTACTCCGTTCGGACAAGACGGAGATCAAAGATTCCGATTAACGTCTACGATCGGAAAAGCCAGATCACAATTTGGATACTACGGAAAAATTATTTACGACAAGGCGCAAGAAGGCAATCTCGGAGAAGGCATAGACCTTTACCTAAAAAAGATAAATTCCCTATTCCAGTCTAGGGCGACCATACTAACCGGCGACCAACAAGATAAAGTCATGGCAAATGTCTTTGACTTTAACGACATCACGAAGATGATGGGCGCAATTTCGCGTTCCGAATCTTTACAGCAGGTTGCTAAAGGCGCCGGGATAGCTCAGCAAGTTCTCGCCGATATGGCCGCAAATTCCGGCAAGTATACAGAGAAAGCGTTCTCAGATCTTGCATACCATGAAGCAGCAGCCGTAAGACAATACGTAGAAACATTCGGGAAGATAGTTTCTCATAGTCTAGCCGGAGAACAGAAGGAACTATTCGACAGAATACTTCCTGCTATATCTCGCGGCATAAATCACGCAGATAAGGGATATGTCCAAGGACTTCTCAATACAGGAAATGCTCTTGAAGGGCTACATGCTAACCAGACAGGTATCGAATCTAAACTAAAGAGATCCGCTTTGTTCGATACTACTACGGGAGAATTCGAAGCGCTTGAAGCTCAAGGAATGAGAGGTGGCGCCGCGCTTCGTTCGACATTCGAAGAAGCTCGTGTAACCGGAGCATCTGCGGCCCTAAACAGAACGCTAGAAGACACTCTTGTCGGGAGTAAGCTTTCTGCAACGACGGAAGGCTGGAGAGAGATCGTTCGAGAAGGAACGAAGAGAGGGCATTTCAAAGGATATACCGCAAAGATACTCTCTTCCGCAATAACCGACGAAGGTGCGGCTTTAGTTACTTCATATGTTGCAGATGCAGCATTAAATCACAGATTCTACGAGCAACACGTTCGAGTAAGCGATGTCGGACTAGCTAGCGACCCGAGAGGCAGAGCGCGTGGTTACGAACGAATGCTAGATGGCCCTATGGGCGACGCTATGGCTTACATGGGGTTTGAGAAAGACGCTAACGGAAAAATCACGGGAGTAAAATACGAATCGAATAACGGGACATTCGTCCGAAAGGGAGAAGCGCTATTCGATAAGTTTTCTTCGTTTGGCGGCGGAACGGAACTCGTGACTGCAAAGCAGACAGGTTTCTTAAGAACCGGAGTGTTCAGAGGCGGCGTCAAGTTAACCGATTCGGAAGTAGCTGACTTTCTCGGATCTGAAGAACACCTTAAAAGAATTAACTCTGCGGAGAATCCATACGTAGAAGCGTATAAAATACTCCAAGGCGAAAAAGAATTACGTCATGATTTTTACGTAGACGAGTTAAGCATAGCAGGAAACTCGAAGTTCTCTGATATGAGCGAAAAAAATCAGGGGCGCGTTATTATAGCCGGCTTGGGTAAAAAAGATAAAGCCGTCGCAAAGGCGCTAACCGAGTTTAAAGCGACGGAACTAATCGGCATGGAAGTAACGCCTGATTTTGTTCGCGAGTTAATGGAATACGACAAGACGCAAAAAGCGATAACTAAGACAAAGATGGGTATCACCATCAACGCGATGAGAGAAGCTAAAAAGCTAACGAGGCTCTCCGATAATGAAATGCTAGAAACCATTCAAAAGATGGGTTTCAATGACGTTTCCGAATTCGGACAAGCTCTTTACTCCGAACGCCATTCAGCCACAGACGAAATGCATTCTGGACTCAGAGTGATGGGGATTCTCGGAAGAGATGAACATATCGCCGCAGTTACCAACAACTTTGCCGGACAGCGAAAGCACTTAGATCCGACTATCGTTAAATCTTTAATTCTTCAGATGGAAAAAAGTGGCTCATCTCCGCAACAAATTGCGGACGAACTTAAAGATGTTCTTCCGGGGATAGAAGTTCGCGACGGAAAGCTTATTTATGATGGCGGATCTCAAATAAATTATGGAGAACTTAAAAAGATAACCGACCGTTATGGACTGATCCATAAATTAAAAGGTAGAGATGGTAACGACATACTGAATTCGAACGGGGAAGCTGTTCAGTATGAAATAGCTAGAACCGAAATTCGTCAGTTACAAAACCTAGATGAGGCTCGTGTTTCAGACGATGGTACTCATATCGTTCGAGCAGACGAACGCGTATTTAATAACCTAATCGCTCATAGATATGATCAAGCATACTTAGACACGGCAGAGAAGAAACTCAAGGGCGTGATGGGCGAAGAATTAGGCGGCAATCTATACGATTCATTTATCAGGGGTCGAAAAACCGGAGAGATTCTAAACGAATCTCTAGCCGAAAAGATAAAAAAGGGAATATTTGCCACCTCCGGAGAAGGACGTATTTACGACCCATTTAATAGCGATTTTACTACTACCGAGTATAGAGAATCTATACAAAAATTAAGAGATCGCGGATTATCTACGAATCAAATAGACTCTATAGTAAGGTCTATGATAGATAACGGCGCCGAGAAAATAACCTGGGATAAAGTCTCTGAATTTAATTCTGCGATATCGTTCGGTATGGCGCACTCTTTCAACGCGAATTTACAAACTGGTAAGAAGCATACACTAGAAGAGATGAAGCGCGCCGGCTTTAGTGTAGTCGGAATAGACGATCTAAGTAAGGACGCTATCGCCGCGTTAAAAACCGGAGACGAAGCCGGATTCGAAAAGTTCTCGGATATGATGAGCGGAAAAAGCTTCGTCATAGACATGTACTCAAAAGACCTCGAACTAAAGGGCGCTCCTCAGATCTATACGGATCCAAATAACCGTTATTTGGCTATACCGTTTCAAGAAATCGGCCGTGAAAATCCTGACGGATCGTCTACTCCTAGCCGAGTTAATAGTAAAGTGGCTTCATTGGTTCGCAGATTCGATAATTATATAAATACGTATACTCAATTATCTGAGTCTCCTGACGCACAAGTTCAGAATAGAATACGTGCGACAGAGTCCATGGAGGATATCCGTTCAGAAATATCCGCAGAACTCACGGATAAAAAAGGACGAGCTAAGAAGGCTGCAACGGCAAGAATTGCCGACGGCGTAGGACATCTTACCGCACAGGGACATACATTCCTAGGAAATAAGCTAGCAAGAGATGCCGCCGGAAATATAGTAGATACCGGAGAAAGTTTAGACGGAGCCTTCGAGAAATTTAAGCTTTTCGGAAAATCAATTTCTGAATTTGCTACGAGAAATCGCCTTATCGATGCAGGAGCAATTTCCGGCGATAAGTTTGAACTAGGATACTCTATCTTAGGAAAAGAAGTTCAAAAAGCCTGGTATAACAAAGACCTGTTCTCTACGATAGCAGGCGGAGATTCTGAAGTAGCTAAATTACTAGAAGAAAACGTCGGAAAATATCTTGAAAGCGGCGGAGCAACATTCACCGGAGTCATGCGTCAACCCGCACAGAGAAACAGATCTACTGGCGCAATGGCTACGTATTTTAGCGATGCTGTCGGTAACGACCAGATTACGATGTCTATCCGAGAAATGCTACAGAAAAAAGGCGACTTCGACTCTGATAAGCTCGCTGCAATGATGCTTAAGAGCAAAGCAACGATAGAATTTGAAGGCGGAAAAGTAGTCAATACGGATCGTCTTGACTATGCTACGTATCAAGTTCTGCAGCAAATGGAAGGCGTAAACGTCAAACTTCATGACAATACGTTCAAAGATGCCCAGTCTGAAGTTATTGCGGCGGCACTTGATTATAACGTAAAAGTTGATCCTCGCAATCCGGCGCTAAAAGGTGGATCACTAGATGTAGAACACCTCTTAGAGAAATCTACATGGGACGGAGAGCACTCAATCGACTTCCGTCGCTCGTATTCGCATGACGAGATTCAAAGAGAGCGTGCTAACTGGGAAGTCCTTAAAAAAGAATTCGCTCCGTTAGCAGGAGAGATGAAAGAAGACTCCCGCGAATATCTATCGGCGATGTCTAAGTACGCGGACACTCTAGGCGATGGAGCTGCGGCAACAAAAGAAACTATGCACTTCCACGCATGGGATAAGGCATACACGTCTATACGAAATGCCGAAATTTCTAAACAAGCCGCAGGTATCCTGAATGATGTCGAGTACACCTGGCAACAAATGACATCTCATGCTAAGCATCTAACCCCGCAACAATCTGGCCTGATTATGAGCGGAATTGCTGCGGCGCAGGAAGCTACACTAACCGGTAAAAGTGAAACCGGCGAAACCGATATTCTTCGCGTACAGAAGATGAAAGAAGTACGTGACGAAGCATATAGAGCTATGAGATCAAATATAGGGCGAGAAGAGGCCGCAGAGAAAACTACGGAATTTTATCGTCAGTTGTTCGCAGATAGAGCTCAAAAAGAATTCGCGATGCAACCAGGTTGGAACTGGGGAAGAGGCAGTCAGGACGAATGGTGGCTGAGCATCGGCGGCGAGAAAATCGAAGAAGATATCATCGCCAAAAATGCCGGTAAATCCGCCGACGAAATTAACAATATAATTATCGCGGAGCAAGCTGCTCAACTACAAGGACACGTAGTTAGAACTACGAACCTAAAAGGCGTTTCTATTAAGGCTCTTAAGCTCGGAGTATCTGCGTCCGGATTCGGTCCAGATACCGAGCTTACGATGTTATCAGGGACATCGGAAGAAAGCTTAATGGCAAAATCTGATGAGATAATGAATCAGGCCGCTAGAGAGATGGGCCTCGACACAGAGATTATCAGAGAAACTGCAGCTCCTGCCGAGTCGAAAGCAGCGGAGATCGCAAGAGAATCCTCGGCGGCCAGATCTGCTACGAGATCTATGGCCTCGTCTGTTCCAGGCGTAAGCTCTGCAGTAGTAGCTCCTATGCTCGGAGTCGGAGCCAAAAAAGCTCTAGGAGGCATTAGCAAAATAGGAGGATTCGGCGCAATAAGCGTCGGTATCGCAGCCGGAATACTGACCTCAGGATACGTATCTGGCCCTACGGTAAAAACACAGCCGCATCCGGCACAGAACCATGCAGAAGATGCACACACAGATGAGAAGGCTATGCAGAAACCAACGCTATCAGATAGCAGTATTTCAACGGCAGCACAACCTCAGGCTAGTTACGTTATAAATATAAATGCTTCTTCTCAAAAAGATAGGAATGACGCAATCGAGGGAATTAAAAACGCGGCTGCCGGAATAACACCCAGAAACGGCAATGTAAACATATCGATAAATACACAGCAAAATTCCCTAAGCCAAGTAAGTATAAGCAGAATGGTATCAAATGCCTTCTTAGGAATATGAGACGATTAAAAAAGACCGCAAAAATAGCGGTCTTTTTTAATTGCAATGTAAAACAAAGTATGTTATGATATAGTAGAGATAGTTTCTACCAAATATAAAACAGGTAATATGCAATTAGTAGAAAATAAAAAAATAAGAAAGATAGGTGTATCCATTGGGACTTCTCGATGACGATATCAAGAATAACATAAAAGACGACACAAGAGGAAGTCTCGGAGACCGTTTCGCAGTTCCGAAGGGCTATGACGTAGATAAAGATTCCTCGTATCAGGGGCACTACGATTTTAACCCGGATGCATATACAATCCCGGAATCTACTTTTTCGACACCAGAGATGAGCGATTTTTATCTGGGCGCGATAGACGATGCCTACCTAAAAAAGCTTCACGAGTTAGTTACGGGAGAAAAGCCTGCCGACGGAAGAGAAGCCGCTTTTTACACGGAAAAACCAGTTCATGACAAACTAGGGTTCAATGACAATTCAGCATTCGTTAAAGTAAGAATAGACGACGTAGACGGAGACTGGATGGACGGCGGAACAATTCGCGCCAAAATCTCCTCTATGGATGGAGGACCCGAAGAAAACTTTAATAAAATTATCTCTGAGTTTTCGTCGGAGAATAACCCATACGGATGGATAACAAAAGACGATTATATATTCTTTTCTTTGTACGGAATAAAATCGGCTACACCAAATAAATGGGCAAAAGAAAAAAACGTTCCTAGAGTGTCCGTAGACTATAAAGTTGTCCCGATAGAAGAGATAAAGACAAATCCTAGATACATATACGACGAAGATGATATATCTAACGGATTAGCAAACTTTGTTCGCCTAGGAAAAACATGGCACCAAATGAGAATACTATCGGCAACAGACGGAACAATAACTTTTGATTGGCTTGTCTCAAAAAAGACGGGGAAGAAAAACGAATGGTTCACCGCTCAACAATGTCTAAAAGATACGATAGACAAAGGAGGTAAAGAAGTCTATTTGCAGATAGACAGACTTGCCGGAACAAACGCATCTAAAAGTATATTTGACGGCATTACGGACGACAAAGAAGCAAGAGAAAGTCTTATTAATTGGTCTTGCGGAAGAACGTCCGGGGCACGAAATGGATACTGTCTCGCAAAGCAAGATGCGTCAGCAAGACGTTCCGGTGTTGCGTACGTAAAAATAGACGGAAAGTGGATCAATCTAGCGAAAGTATCTTTAGCCAAGAAAGATGTAACGCTTGATAATGGTTTTAATGGCGACGAGAATAAAGACTTTCCACAGAATTATGACATTGATTCATATGTATACGCAGATGCCTTTTTTAGAGTAACGGACGAGATAGACGATAGAAAAAAGATCCAGCAAGAGATCTTTGGCGCTAGCTGGGACGCATTGCATGATTGGACCGTAACGCTCGGTGATACGACTCTCATGATTCCTCCGACAGCGATTACCGTGACGACAGAAGTCGAAGAAGAGAGATTGCCAATTCTTAGAGCAAAGGGCTCTATGCCGAAAAGCGGTAAGAGAGACCTAAGAAAGATCATGCTCGAAATAACATTCGCAGGAGATAAAGCGATAAACGGATTTAGGCATGAGGCAACAGCTCCCAACGGACAAAAATTTATATATTCACTTAACGGACTTCGCGCCCTAGTCTCCCAATTTAAACATACTCCATTTCTCCCGATAGAAAATAAATACTTAAATGATACACTAGGTATCTATGCAATAACGTTTGACTCTATCTGGTTCTCATGTACCGATCATGATATGCCGAAATATTTAGAGGCCAAGATAATGATGACAGAGTTTGACTACTCTGTATACATGCCTCAATTAACTACGATGTGCTGCCAAAACGGAGTGGAAAGAAACTGGTTTTCTACGGCGTTTAATTGGCCCGTTATGAGATACTATTATCAGAGATCGATAATAAAAGGTGACATACTAAGCGCCATATTAGACAAATTGACGAAGAGAGATGCCACGGGAGAAATCATAGACAGTGGAGTTAACGACCCATTGTATATAAAAAACTCTGTTTTAGGAGTAACCGGACTACAACCGATGCAATTTAAAACGAGCCGTATGAAGTTCTATATAGCGGACGATGATTATCTAAATGAAATGCTAAAGAACAAAAGAAAGCTCAGAAATGCTTGGATGTATTCGTCCGTAATTACTCCACAATTCGACAAAGCTACAGAAGAAGTAGCAAAATCGGTCGGAAAACTTTACGAGAAAATTTGCGGACCGGAATTTCAGTCGGCACTAAAAAAGTTTAACGACCTCGGAATACTTGGCTTTAACGAAAGAATGCTAGCCTCTAATACAAAAGCATATTCGGGGGCTATATTTAATTCGGGGATACACTTTTCCGATAAAGACAAGAAAAGCGCCGACAAAGAACTCAACGAACTTCTTAGTGCGGTACTGGAGGACGCAAAGAATGTTCCGGGAGTTACTAAAGCAAGATTTGTAACTGTTGCTAAAGTCGGAGAAGAAAATAGACTGCGTGTCGGAATAGAGGTTTTCTATAATAACAGAATGCTTCCGTCTGGAGAAGACATCAAAGAGTACACGTATGCGGTTGCCCCATATATAGAAGAAAAGCCGAAGTCATTCTATCGTAACGGAAGAATTTTTATACCGCTAGTTGTAGAGTTAGATGAAGGTAAAGATAAATTCTATAAGGGGCTCGGCCCACTCAAGCTAGACGAAGATGCTGCAGATGTAAAATTTTTAAAGTATTGCATCGAAGAAAAGAAAAAAGACAAATCCATGGATCCGAATAATCCCGTACAAGATGGCGCAGATTCAAATGGAAATGGCTTTACTAACTGGAAAAAAGCAGATATGCTGGCCCAGTTAGATATGCTAAAGTTCGTCCCATACAACGTAGGAGATTTTGTCGTCAAAAACTTCTCTGTAAATCTAACTAATAGAAAAAGCCGAATTAATATTCAGGAGATATCTGGATCAGCACCTCAGTACCTAGGCGGCGAAGACATCGAATTTGACATCGAAATCGTAACTACGAATAGAGATACTGTTGCGGCAATATCAGAGGCCCCCAAAAGAATAGCCGCTTTGATGAGAAGATATCGAGAAGTTATACCGGCATGTCCATTCAAAGTAGATTCGGAGTTCACTCGATTCCTCGGCGTAAACGAAGTTAATATTTCTAACGTCCTGATAGAAACGATTCCGTCGCAGCCAGGAGTATTCTCCGTTAAGTTTCAGATGATTTCGGCAGACAGAACGCTTCGAAACAGAGAAGCTCTTGAAATAATAGAGTCTGAAAACGACGGGAAGCTATTTGACCCAAACGCTGCGAAGCAAAACATCAGGAGTTATTTCGACCTCGAAGAAACTATATCTAAGGCAGAATTATACCCTGACTTAGAACTTCCTAGACTGGATGAAATGACACAGCTCGGATGGAACTTCGTAAGATATAAATTTCAAGACTCTCGCGTATATGTAGATCCAGACTTCTATTTTGTATATCTAGCTCAATTGTCCTCACAGATGATTCGAGACATGGTATTAAATTCTATGGATAACGGAGTAGATGGGCGAGGTACTTTCAAAGATAAACTCGGCGCACAAATGAGCATCGTTCCGAAACGTTTTAGCGGATTCGCTACAGAAGATCATAATCCGCAACTAAGAGCCCAGCTAAATGCAGTTAATGATATTCAGAATTCAAAGTTTAGTCTAAATGCCAAAAAGACCTCAGAGAACCTAAAGAAGAACGAAGAAGAGATCATCGTAGAAGACTACGAAGGCTGGGATATTTGTAACGACATTAAGGCGATGTTTCTCGAAAAACGCTATAAAAAAGAACATGATTCTTATGTCGCGAAAGAAAAAAACGAAACATCAGATGACTTTGTAGATTCAGATCCGAGAAGTGAGGACTACGGACGCACTGAAGGTAAATGGATTTACAACAAACTGGAGGATGCCAGAACCGCATCTGAAAAAATCGAGAAATACCTTAGATATACACCGATCGCTCAGGATACTCCTAACAGAAACCCGATTCGAGACGGATTCATAAACACGAAAAAAAGCGGTATGAATCCCGAAAAATACTACGCAGAAATTAAACATGAAATATTTCAGGCTGTAGGAGTATTCTTCCACGATAAAGATATCCGAGAAATTTTCGAATTACTCAACTTCGAGATTTCTCCGTCTTTCATAATGATTGCACGCGAGATGGTTTTCGCCGCCGCGTGTGCTGCTACAGCAGAGAAAGAATTTTCTAACAAAAGAAAATCTACCGACTGGATGCCGGCGCCTGATTTTGTAGGCGTAGGATTAGGAGGCGGGGTTCAAGACGCTACAGGTGCAAACGTAATAACTGACCCCGAAAAGGCAATTAAAAACGCTACGGAGTTTGGTATCTTTAAAATACGTCAGTATTCTAGACAAGACTTTATTGCAGTAACCGGAGAAGCTCCGTTCAATCCGTGGGAAGAAGAAAGCCCCGGAATAAACGATTCGACATGGTTACTAGATAGATGTTATCGTTACGATCCGGTAGAAACGATAGAAAAATACAAAAGGGGATGTATAAACGACACTAGATTCTGTACGCATGCATTCCTTAGAAATTGTTTATACTGGCTAAAAGTTCTCGTAGATAAGCAAGCCATCCCATCCGTGAACGCAGACATACTTCGTCAAACGATAAACACGGAGGAAGAGATCCAGAGAAAGGAAGAAGATCTCGGAGTCGATGACAAGAAAAAGAATTCGGCATTAAGAGATAATATAAAGTTCTTTGGATCCGGATCATATTCTCTCGACGCAGGTAAATTATGGGCGGCTATATGTCTTGCCGGCTCCGATGGAAATAAAATGCTCTTATCTAAAATCGTAAATAGAGACTACAGAGCACTTAACGAATATGCTAATGCTGTCACCGTTCCAAGAACGTCGATATCTGTTAGTGACAAGGTTTCTCTAATGATGAGGAAAATGGAACTGGCTCTCGTAGGATTACGGCGTATAAGAGACAAAGATGCATTCGGAGTTAAACAGGAAGACGTAGCCGTAATGCATGCTCGTGACACAATGGCCAAAAAGTATATAGAGGCCGCCGAAGATCCGAAACAGTACTTGGTTCACTCATGCCATGATATGATTGTTCACGATGCTCGCGGCAGAATGCTCCGCGCCTTCCCCACTTATTATATGTTATTCGTAGATGAAGGAAGAGAAGTCGGTAGTTGGAGGCTACATGATAACTTCTATAACTCCATGTCTATAATGGAATTTACGGTAGTAAAAGATCGTAAAAATCCTGCGGATACAGCAAACATTATAATGAGTAATCTTTATCAAGCATACTCAACGGAAGAAGAAGATCTTGCAAGAACGAAAGACGGAAGCTGGAAAGACGCTTTTAGCTCTATCTTTAGCCCGGATGAATATGCGAAAGACCTAGAAGAAAGACGAAGAGGCACTCCGACCAACGAAAATATCAGGCTCCGACCCGGAGCAAGAATTCATCTAAGAGCTGGCTACGGTTCGAATGCTTCTATGCTGCCAGTTATATTTAATGGCGTAATTGCAGAAGTATCGGCAGAAGATATGATAGAAATCGTAGCCCAAGGTGACGGTATAGAACTCGTAAATCCTATAATGGAAGAAGAAGAGGGACATACTCTAGAAAATGACGAGAGCAGTTTTTCTAAGTTAATTACAAATGCACAAACCCCTGGCACAATAATGAAAAATCTTCTAAATTATGATGGAGGCTATATAAGAACCCTCCTCAAAGATTGGGGAAAAGGACATTGGCTTGGAGATAACCCATTCGGAATTTATCATTTTGGCAGCAAAGAATTTACTTCGATATCTTCTTACGGAGAGAGACCTCAGAACATATTCGAAGCGTGGGGTCGTCCATACTGGAGTGATGGTTCTAGCGCGATGGACATGCCTAATGCACCAAAAATTACTTTCGACATTTTCGGAAAAACGGTCTGGGACATCGCAAATATCTGTAAAAGTGTGATGCCGGACTTTATATGTGCAGTAACTCCTTTCAATATGAGATCTTCGATTTTTATCGGAGCACCGAGATATTATTATGCATATGATTATAAATCCGTAAACGGAGCAATTCAAGAGTTAAGAAAACCGTTCCAGCAATTTCATATTTATACCTCCGGATCAGATATAGTTTCTAACGGAATGACAGCATCCTCGTCAAAAATAAAGACGAATGCATCGGGGCTTTACCAGGTTTGCAATGTCGCAAATATAAAAGAACAACATATTGTCGGACCGATTTTTGCCGATATAGATATATATCCGGAACAACAAAAATCGATGATAGTAGATACGCAACTCCTAGCAAAAGGTGTGCCGGTCATAGGGGCGGCAGGATTAAATTTCGTTACTTCATTCGAAGTAGTCGATGATTTAATTGCATCCGGAAAGCATATGATTGGTGCTATCGGAGAGTTCTTTGGCGCAGATAAAGACAATATGATGTCATCCGCAAAAAGCGACAAAACTATCGCATGGAGAATGACGGCATCTGCCTTAAAAGACTCTATAAAAGAAATGTATTACGGAGACATCGTACTTCTCGGAGATCCGACGATTAAACCACACGACAGAATGCTTATCGCAGATAACTACCAAGGATTAAGTGGACAAGTTACCGCTAAAGAAGTAATTCACAGTATGACGATAGACGAAGGGTTTATTACGACGGTGTCGCCAGATTGCATTAACATCGTCGAAGACAGATTCGAACTTGTCACGTATAACTGGTGGAATACGATTGCCGGATTCGGAGCGGCTCATCTATTAGCCGGAGCAGTTATCGGAACAAATCTATGGTTACTATCTCGTGGGCGTAAGGAAAATATGTATACGCTTAGTAAAGCGTTAAGAACTCTTCGCCCCGGGAAGGCTATCGACAAGATAAAAAACAGTGAATACGGCGCAAAGATCATAGACGATCTAGGTAAATTAGGCGGCGAAATAAAATCTGGCGCGAGCGACCTAAGCAAAAAAGCCGGTCAAAAAATTGCCGACATGTCCGATAAGACAAGAATAGGAAAAATAGCGAAAGGCGCCGGAGGAACGGCCAAAGACCTCTTGTCGTTCGGTTCTAAACTTAAAACAATCGGCACAGTGGGCAGAGCGACCGGAGGACTATTGGCTGCCGGACTTGCTTCTACCGGACTAGGTTTGGCTATAGAAATTGGCGGCGTAGCTCTCGTCAACGAGATTAAAAACTTCATGCGAGATGTCCAGGCCATTACCGTATTCCCCGTAAAACGATACGGAATCCCCTGGACCGCAGGAATGAACGGAAGCAAGGGGATAATCTACGGATCCCCATCTTATGACGAACAAGGTAATTTTACTAACGCTGTCGCCAGCTTCTTATCTCCAGATAACGCTATTGGTGCATTTGTCGCAGACTTACTCTTAGACGAAGAACTTCAAGAAATTGCCGGAACGTTAAAAAGAAGAGAAGACGACTCCGATGAATTGCCTGATATGTTAACCGAGGAAAAAGATCCTAAGGAAGCCGTAGAAGATATAGGCAATGCGTTTAAAAATCTTCTTAAGACGGCAAGTGGTATTACATCTAGTGAATATAGCGTTCAAAATGACTATCGTAAAATGCAAATTTTACCAAGAGTAGAAGAAACAAACGGAGACGACCTTAAACAGGCTTTCGACTATTTCGCTCTTAAGAACGCATTCGGATTCCAAAATGATCCGAAGCTTCAATTTTACTGCTTAATCTCTGACGACAAAAGAATTGAGCCATACATAAACGAAGGATTCTTTAAGATTTTGCATCAGTTACCGAATCTTCCGGTAGGTCAAAACGTAGAGATGCAGGAGATAGAAACTGCAGATGGGAAGAAACAGGTAAAGTCAATCGAGTATAAAAACGATGATGGAGAGACTGTTTACGATGTTCCGTTGTTAAATCGTGAAGCTATCGATATATTATACGAGATTATTCGTCGAACTAAAGAAATAATGCCGGATGCTAATAAGTCCGATCAATACGAGGCATACAACGAAACAAAGAATAGTTTTGTACTGCTAGAATCTGCTACTCGCGTGGGAGATACATCATCGATAGCATCTACAGGCTTTACGTTTGTTCTTCGTGGCGTAGATCTTGCGGCCGGCGCTCTCGATCGAGCCATAAAACAATTCGACGCAGAAATAGCCGAAGATGCTTCGGAAAATAAAGTATTAAATGATTCTTTATTTAATACGGAAGAAATGCACGGAGGCAAGATAGCAATATCTGTTAGAATGCCAAGAGTTACCGGGGAGAATGTATAATGGACTTAAAAAATATTCTCCAGAATCGTATCGTCAATCCGACGGCACGAATAAATAATGTTATTACGACTATCGGAGTTGTCACAGACTCCGATGAGTCGAATAACACATGTAGTATATTTTACATAGATAAATCTGGCTGTAAGCGTAATAAAAACAATGTGATAGTTCGATTATACGGAAGCGGGGCAGACTGGTTTCCCAAAATAGGAGACGCAGTAGTAGTAGAAGACTCCGGAGATACCGTAGTAATCGTAGCTCGACATGTCGGAAATTATTCTATGGATGTTAGATCAAAAAGACAATTAAGACAAGATGTATTATCTGATTCTAGTGGATGTCAATCTATTGCTGGACACATAATGTAAAAAGGGGGTAAAAGTGTGGCTGAAGAAAAAGAGCCAAAGAATAATAATGTTCAAGAAATAAATATAACTCTCGAGCCGGAAGAGCCGAAAAACTTTTCGACGAAGTTATCGACACTTCAAGATAAAGCTATGAACATTTCTCGTATGAATGAGCAAGGAATCATTAACGAGAAAACAGGAGCAGCGGTCGTCGTAAGAGATGATGGACAAATCAACATGTCTTCATCGAAACATGCTCAGTATAAATTATCGCCGGGCGGCAGAGCGTCTGAAGTTTCTATGGAATCTGTTACTATGACAAACAGGAAAAAGTTTGTCGTAGATGATTTTGTAATAAATGAACACAAGCTGAATCCTCAACTATGGGAATATCGCGACTTTCGTACAGCAAAACTGCTTACGAATCAAGACGCAGTTGTCGGCGGCTTATGTATGATGGGGAGCGTTTTAGTTAAGGCGTGGGAACCTCATCTTAATAGATACGTTTTGATCCGTCGACCATGGATGGGCCCTGTTTTCGGCACGACATTAAATGTCGCGGAAATAAATCCCGCGCTAGAGATAAATGATCCGCTTAAACTGGAAGAAGATATCCTAGCATTATCGGATAAAGGGTATCAAGTTAACGGCGTTATAAGAGATGCAAAGAGCCTTATCGGGAAACAGGGGCAAGATCGTTCGGGAATTACGAGAGGCGCAGATGCTAATAGTACATCGGGCGGAGGAAGTTCCGGAGGAGGATATACAGGAAAATCATCCGGAGCTCTCGGAAGCGAAGCTATGGATCCTAAAAAGTGCTGGGATATTCTTCGTGGACATGGCTATAGCGAAATCGCTACGGCGGCCATCATGGGTAATATTAGACAAGAGTCTACGTTTAACCCGAAAGCCGATAATGGGTCTTATCGTGGCTTAGCGCAGTGGGATATTGGCGGCAGATGGGCTGCACTAGAAGAGTGGGCTAAGGCAGCAAATCGAGATCCTTATGATGGCGGAACTCAGATCGATTACATCGTATACGAAGCAAACAATATTAGATACACATCCGAATGTGGTTTATCCGGAATGAATGCGATAGTCGATCTAGCCAAAGCAAATAGACAGTGGGTTGCATATTACGAAGGAGCGACTGACGGACATGGCGGATATCAAGAAGAGGCCGAGAGACTTCGCTTCGCCCAAGAATTTTATGATGCTTACCACAAGAAGTGATACTATATGGACGTAAAGAAAGAAAGCGAAGAAATCGTATCCGGTATCGCAGGGAATAATACATCTCCGGGGAATCCAGATCTCAAGAGCAGAAAAAAGGCGTCGAAACGTAGCGATAAGCTCAGAAAAAAAATCGAAGAAGCTGCAGATAGAATACAACACGAAACAAGAGAACTTGCGAAAGAGATTATAATCAAGCGTCTCGAAGAGTCTATGGACAAAGAAATAGAGAAACTCGGAATCAAACTTAATCTCTCGGAAGATAAGAAAAGAGATATCCGATCCATAATACGAGGATATAAATATGCGGAGATTCTCGAAAATGCAATGATTCGCGGCTCTGTTGACGCAACGGAAAAAATGCTTACTCAGTTTTTTAACAAGCAAGCAAAGAACCTCGGAATAAAAAAATACGAAGATGGTTTCAGGGATATTAAGAGAACAATAGACAAAGCCGAAAGATTTACTAGAAGATTAGAAGATCTAGAAAAGCTATCTTCGGCAGAACACATCGAAAAGCTCGTAGGGGGAATGAGAAAGAACCTTCTCAAGAGCGTAGGCATTACAGACTTTTGTAAAAAATTAGACAACTTTATGAATCAGGGCGGAATATATAAAAGACTAACTGGAAGCAGCTTTAGCTCGTCTGGTATGATGGCTCCATTTTTCAAAAAACTAGAGAGCGGAATAGGAAAAAAGTTAGAAGGAAAGCTTAAGCCATTTATATCTAAACATATCAAAGTCGTCAAAAAAATATCAGATACCGTTCGTAAGATAAAAGACAAAATAAAACTCGCGGAACAACATTTCAAAAAAATGATTAAGAGCTACGAAGATAAAGCCAGAAAGTACGCCGAAGGTGTTGCTAAAAAAGTAGCGAATGAGATAATGAGTAAAATAAAAATAGGCTTAAAATTTTAGAACATATAAAAGAAAGATCGGAGACTCGTGGACATGATAGACTTAGCAATTAGTAATAGCGGAGACATCGCGATGAGCGAAAAGCTAACGTCTCCAGGACTTAAATTATCTTGGAGAATCGGAGATCACGAGTCTCTCATTCTTTCTTTTATTGTCGGGCGCAATATGGTCGATCCAGAAGAAAACAATGGATTAGAACTGTTTTTTACGATAGGCAAAGAAGAAGACGAAAAACAGTGTGGTATAGCGCACGATATAGAAAATATCAGGCAACAAATTATGATGCTGTTAAGAACGCCGCGAGAAGAGCTTCCTTTATCTAAAGAATATGGAAGCGACTTATATCTATTAAAACATAAAGATATAACAAGCGAAACTATAGTAGACAAAGTAAAAGAAATCGTAGAAGAAATCTCTGCGAGATATATTAAAAATCCCAGGGTATCAGTAAAAAGAGCACCGACAGATAGTGCGTTTTCAAGTCAGAATCTAAATATATATATATACGATAGAAACATAGAAATCTATAATTTCAATATGGAGGCAGTTTAAATGGCGGTAAAAACGGCGACCGAAATTTTTAACGATATACGCGGAAGATTTAAGAATAAGACCGGACAAGACCAGGGCGCCGTATTAGATATGTATACGATGGCTGTCTCCGAACAAGATGCAGAAATCTATGACGAGATAGACAGAAACAAAACGCCTCATGTATGGACGAGCCTAGAAGGTAGTCGTCTAGATTCTACAGGCATATGGGTAAACTGCCCTCGAGACGTAGGCGAAAACGATGCCACATACATGTATCGCCTCATGAACTGGATGCTTCGAAACGAAGCATGTAACGAAACTGCTATTAAAGTCAAGCTACTTAATCCCGAATATGCAGCCAATATCGAGTATGTTTCTTTTACGAATGGGTGCGGCACGGCAACGTGTTATGTCTTACCAAAGAAGTACACCGAAGAGAACATAACGGCATCGCTACAAGAAGCTAAAAAGAGAATGTCTGAGATAGGATCTCCGACTACTTACATTGATTACATTATTCCGGAGATTCGTAGTGTGTCATTCGAGATATACTTAAAGACAAATGATGGCGACGAAGAAATCATAAAAGAGCAGATAACAGAAAAAATTCGTTCATATGTCAACGAGATTCCGCCGAAAGAATATCTATCGATCGGAAAAATCAACAAAGAATGCGTTAATATAAATCAAGTAGAATACTTCAGTGTTCTATCTACTATAATTAACGGAGAGCAAGTACATAAAACAAAATTGCTTCAGGAGATAGAAAGTAAATTTATCTTCGACGGCATAACTTGGGTAGGAGATACAAATGCTTGACAGCAAAGACGCAATACTGAGAGCCGTAGAAAATTTCCCGAGATGGATGGATATTCGCAAGAGATTAAAAACGTCCGTTGGGGGAAAATATTTACTTTCTTTAGTAGAAGAACAAGATGAAATCAAAAAGAGCTACGAAGATTTCAAGAAAAGCTTTTTCCTCGATACCTATGTCGGCAAAGAAGACGACATCATTTGTCAAGTATATGTAGCCCAAATCGGGAAACTAAGCAAAATATTATCTAAAGATGACAGATATCAAATTACTATCGATGCTAAAACCTTCGCAGAAGATACGTCTAAGTACGCTTTATATCAAGACGACTATGTGATACTATCTCCTGTCAATGTAGATCCCAGCAATCCCGTGCTGTTTTATGAATACGAAAGCAGAACTTTTAGCGCTACGCTCAAGAAAAAAGACCTCTGGAACATATTCGACGAATTCGCTCTTTTTTCCGGTATCGAAAGATACGAAGGAGAAAAGAACTCCGAATTAGTTAAAAGAATATTCGCGGCATTTAAAAAGCCTACCAATGCCACGGAAAGAGGACTTAAAAACGCAATTATAAATGCCGTAATGAACGTATCTCCCATAACGGCAGACGAAATAAAATTAGAAACGCCGAATGGCAATAATATGCATCTCATCGCGAGCGGAGATCAAAGTATTTACGATAAAATGTCTGAAATAAATAAAGACATTGCTCGCGAAAAAGTTTGGGATCATTGTTACTGGCAAAATGATTTTAAAAAGCTAAGCTATATTCCTAACGTGTGGGATAAACCAATTTGCGGACATCAGCATGGAGTTGGCCAACGCGAAGATCTTAAAACGATATTGTCGTCCGATCAGCTTAACGGAGAAAACACTAATCTAGAAATATATGGATACGCCGCAAGCACTAAACTAATTAACGAATATGTAAGAAGACAAAACCTCAAAAAGAATATTCAGTTGCAACTTTTACGGTATAAAAACGAACTTGTTCCAAGAACGGTTATTTATAGAATAGGTGCGACGCAAGCAGAGAAGTTTGATCCGTCTCGTGTATACATAAACGGGATTCAACATTCTCGCGGCAAAATAACCGTGCCTATCTCCGATATTCTCGTAGATAAAACTGCCGCAACTGAAGTTAAACGAGGGAGCATAGAGCGAGGAAAATCATACACGCTTAAGTTTAGATCTCGAACTGCGTACGACAATATGATTATCGAAAAGTGCGAGATGGTGAATAGCGGCGGCGGAAAAACGAGCCTTCTTGTGTCTCAACCAGGATTCTCGCTAGAGAGCGGAATAGTTAAAAATTCTGACGTAAAATTTCATGAGAGTTCTATATCCCAATTATCATCGTTAAAAAATATCGTAAATTATCCGGCTGGCGGAATTACGATAGGCGATGACGGAATTCGCGGAAGTTTTATGATCCCTGTCTCTGGAATGGACAACATGCCGGTAATGACAGAGATCGAAAACAAAAGAACGGACTATACTAACAATACGGAATTTGTAAAGCTACTAGGAAATTTTAGATATAACGATGACCATACAGAAATAACTTGTACGTCGAGCGCAACAGACAATCAGGTCGTCATAGATATGAACTGCGCAGAGATAGAGTATGAGTTAGTAAAAGCGTCGACGCCAAGTAACCAAGGGACGATCAGCGTAACCGTAGAAGTAGATGGACAGGTATCAACGCAGCACTCGGGGCTAAAAACAGAGGGTAAGAAATACGAAATAAAATTCGGAAACTCTCATAAGATTAAAATAACGATAACGAAAGTCGGAGTAAATCCTGTTACCATAAAAAATATTATGGCAGCAAGATATAGAGTTACTTATGCGCTCACGGCAAGCGACGTAATAAAAGTCGGAGATTACGTAAGATTGCCGCAAAATATCCCGCAAGGGACAATGATGCGAGTTACTCTAGAATCTTTCGGAACTTACGCTCCAGTTATGAAATATATTCACATCGGTCCGTCGGTAGAAAACGCCGTTTATCAATTAAGAAAAATAAACCCCGGAGATAATGTTGCTTTTAACATAAAGACGAATTGCCGAGTAGAGTTATACGAAAGCGTCGGAGGACAAGAAAACCTTATTAATGGCGACTACAACACACTTCCTCTTTATCGAAATGATACCGGAGAGATTATCGGAATTTATATTAACACCGATGAGTTTGTCTCGATAGAATCATCTTCTCGTCAAATATATTCCGGAGCATATAACGGAAAAATAGCTAGATATATAAATCTAGCTCCTGGCGAGCAACTAGACTCAATTACGATAACGGGAGAAAGAAAAGTCGTTAAAAGCCGAGTTCAGCTCAGTTCGCTCACCGGAAACAATGGCGAACTATATGTTGCCGGCAATATAAATGGAATCGTTTCTCTAAAAAATAAAGAAACTACACTCATAAAGATTCCGAGAGATCGCTTAGATAGAACTGCCGATAAATATTCGGTAGAAGGATTGCCGGCGACGATGATCGGTGTTTTCTCTACCGGATCCTCGTTTACCATGACGAATGAATTTGACCAGAGATTTTCTTTTTTCTATATTTCTACGAAATCGGGACAAAAATACACCGCGTATAACTCAACCAAGCTACTCCAATCTCCTACGATAGGCGTTTCTATCGTAAATACTTTTTCTCCGCCGTTGGATATGAACAGACTCATGCTTTATAGCATCGAAGAAGTTACGATGTCAGATGGAACGAAAGCTACCGTTAAGTTTGTAAACAAGAAGAATCAAAGTACGTGGGCTCTTGGCTCTAATTACGAAGACATAAAAATAGAGTACGAACTAGACTTTTCTAATATCGGAGACTATCAAGTTTCGATAGACAACTTAAACGAATCTTTCACCCTGAGTAATAACATGCCGCTTAAGAGCCATTATGTTATCGGAGAAAAGACGTACGAGTTGGCTCGATACACAATTAAACCTCCTAGCAATATGAGAATAAAATATGCTACGGAGATGGCCAGAGAAAATATAATAATAGAAGAAGATGGCTTCAATAAATTATATTATTCCAATGTAAGCAATATAATTTCTGTGTCTATAGGTTCAAATCAGTTAGACAAAAAAGAATATTCCCTCATGGAAGAAGCCGGAATTGTCGCATGGAAAGATCGCGATAAGTACGTAGGAAAAACTGCGGCGATAGTATATGAATATAAATCGCCGCGATCCCTAGAATTTAAAGACCTATCATATCTATACGAAATGGTCGGATATTCTATCGATGCGTATGAACAAATAAATAGCAAACCAGTTATAATAGAGAGGGTAAAAGACGGCGAAACCAAGACTGTTAGGATAAACGGAAAAACTCCGGACCGTATGGTAGTAAAATGCCTAAATACTAACTTTCAGGCATTCGTAAACAAAAACAAAGTAAGTGTTCAAAAGAGAACGACGGCCTCTTCTGTTCTGGTTCACACCGGCTTTTATTACGACGATGAAAAAGAATTCTATATGTTTGAACATGATAGAAATGAAATAGTAGATTGCTACGAAAATATAGAAATCAAAAGAACGAAAAAAGTAGGAAATACTGTTCGAACTCAACAGAGGTCTAGCAATTACGTCAAAGATTCTGTCATGAACAATGGCAAGCAATTAGAAGAAACGTGCAACATAAATTTTGTAGAAGATAAAAGTCGTATCGGAAATATTCCCGCGCTAGGCGCTATAACGGCATGCGACTCATATCAACTATGGAACAGCAAAAACATGGAAATCGCGATAGTAAAAGGCTTGAACGGTAACGGTCTCAGCTTTAGAAACGAAAAAGGCAAAAAGGGATATTCGTATTTCGATATAACTAAGTACATAAGAAAAAACAAAACAATTAGTTTTTATGTAAAGGGTGAAATCGAAGCATATATAGCCGAAGAGATTCTTGCCGATACTGACTCCATGCAGAGATCTGTCCATGCAGATATTATAGGAGAGTTTTACAAACACGGAGATTTCCTCCTATATGATCTTAAAAACGTCGATGAAGATATAAGATATTATTTAGTTGTTCGTGGCGATGGTGTTATCGACGATATATTTATTGAAAATACGGTAGATAAAAAAGAAATCGAAACGATACACAAGAAAATGATAAACAAAATAGGGTTTAATATCTCCGAAAGAGCTACGAAAAATTACGAAGCAAGGCTTTACTTTAACAAAGATAAGAACACTTATGACGGACTAGAGATCGACGGCGACAACAAAATTCAGATAGGAGCTACGGCGGACTACGGAATAACGCTAATAGAAAATCTCGAAAGTTCTTTCGATAAGTGCTCCGTAAACAAAGTAACGTTAAGAAAGAATGTGTTTTACACTGCGTCCGAGGCAGGAGAAATAACGACACCATGGATAGAGCTTCCTAATTTTAAGAACGCAATATCTGCATATGTCAAGATTAACGACATTATGATAGATCCATTCGTTCTATTTAATATAAGGGTCTTCGCCGCAGAAAACATTCACGGTAAAAACTCTCGCGAAATATTTTACGGAAGAAAGACGAATCTGGCGGCAATACACTCTATGTCGTTCCTAAGATACCTGCAGATCGTAATAGAAATGCCGCAAAAGCGAGTAATAAACAACATAGAGGTATACGCAAGATATGCCGAAAACGAAGAAGTATTTCGTATAGCTCAAAGACAAAAGGGCGAGCTTATAACCGGAGTATATGATACTGCTGTCATCGGAAAGTTTAGGCCGAAATATATAACCGGAGAAATAACCTATCCCGAATCCATATCTATAAGCGTAAGAGCTTGCAGAGAAAGTTCGGAACATATGGTCTGGACCGAATGGTATCCATGTAATATGAATAAGCATATGACATTCGGTAAGGATACGCACGTCTTTGAAAACTACAGATACTTCCAGTTTAAAATTGATATAACGAATCAAGACGCTGCCATTAAGATAAAAGAATTTGTGCTCGAGGTGATCTAGCTTGTTTCTATTTGAACCCCATTGTCGTATTCAGGAAGAGTCTAATGGAATACGTTTTTATGAACAAGATATTCTTCGCTCTACGTATACGTTCACGGGCGATCAAAAAATAGAAATCAGCTTAGATTACATTACGCCGGGATTCGGAATTTCTATTTCTGAAATAGGAGAGAATACACCGGGCAATCCTAAGAACACATATCTAATCAAATTTGGCAGCAATGACTTTAGAGTTATTCAGCAATATTACGGGACACAAAAAGAGCTATTAGCGGAAAGCTGTGTTTTTCCATTCGAGAAAAATGTGGTAATATCATTCAAAATTAGCCAGAAAAATGTGTCGATCCATAAAAAGCTCTGGAATAAAGACGGTTTGCCATACGAAAGTCTCATCGCAGATTTCGATATGGCTAAACCTTTACCAGAGTACAGTATAGGGATATATTCAAATGCCGGCAACCTTATTAGGTCTATAGTATTTCTAAGCAAAATACCGGAACACTGGAGAGTCAGCACTAAGAATACGATGGGCGGAAGAATATCTCTCGAGAAAAACTCTTTCCGTATCGAAAATTGTGAACACGAAGCAGAGATCGAACAGAAAGATATTCAGCTCAAAAAAGGAAAATACTGGCTAAAGTACGACTTCGAAAAAGTTCGAAATCAGTGCGACATACGACCTCTTGTATTAGACCCTACATTCTCTCCTTCTGCCGGAGAGGCTAATCTAGAAGATGATTTTAAAAATATTCTAGAAGAAGATATGTCTTTTACACTGTCTCATGATATGCTAGTAAACCTGAAGTTTAAAGGGCATAATGGTATCATCAGGAATATCGCTATCACGGATACTAAAAACGGATCTTTCGTAGAAACGAAGGAATCTCAAAAGACCCAAGAGGGTAGCGAAATAATAATTAAACTAAAGAATATTAAACAGGTATTATGGGAAGCGCTAATAAATGCAGTTCCTCAGTGGGAAGATCTAACGAAAGAATGTCCGTACGCAATAATAGAGTCTAGCGGAAAAAGATACTCCGCGCAAGAACTGTCTATTTTAATGAATAGAGAATACGTATATACATATAACGTATTAACAAAACAATTAGACATAGTAGATAAATTAACGAAACAAGTCGTATTCAACAAGACGATAAAAGATCCCGGAGAAATAATAACGATAACGAAAAATGTGACCGGGATAGTTTATAAAATATTGCTTACAGACATAAACGGAACAGTAATTAATCCGTTAATTAGAACTACGTTTAAAAAATATATATCGACGGCAATAACTAGCCCCGTTATCGTTACCTCTAAAGATAGCGATGAGCCATTTGAATTATCTGCATCATATAGAGAAGTCGTAATTCCTCGAAAAAGAATTTCGCTATACTCGAGAGAGCACCCATTAATCTTAAAAGACAGGGCGCCAATAACGGCGAATGAAATTAAGATATACGGAATCCCTCGTGGTTCTACGATAGATACGACAGCGACTACGATAGGCAAGTTTGCAAGCTCTTATGAAATGATAGATGGCAACGACTACGAGAGAAAAGGTTCTTCCGTAATCGTACCAGAAAGTATTAGAAAAAAATATGAATATCTCGCTATAGAACAAACTTCGATAGATGATTACACGTATGAATTTACGAACTATGAAAGAGAATCGTTTAGCGGAACAACTGCAGTTCTTCAGCTAGAACATAAAATAGCTAAGAAAGCAGAGGATATTGTCCTATACGGGATTCCGAAAGATTCTGATACTCGAGAAAAGTATTTCTATCGAGTTCCTACTGTAGGTTCTATAAGCAGCATCGATTATTATACGGACAATTACGATATAATCATGCCAAGCAAATACATAGTAGACAGTCAGGCGAAAGAAATTGTTCTTAACGATGATATTATCGACGGAAGATATAAAGAGTTTATCGTAGATTATCTCAAGCAAGATAGTTACGCAATTAACAAACGTGACGGGCAATATGAAATAAACATCTCGACGGAAGCAAATGTTGCTAAACTCCATTATGATATGCACGAAGACGGGAGCGTCTACGATTATATCTATACAGATATAGAATCTACGAAAGATAAGTACGTGATAATAAAAAGAAAGGGCGGCTAAAAGGTGAAAATTCATTTACCGAATCATAAAATAACGGCCGTCCCGTTTGTTAGCCCGCAGGAAATTCCGGTAGCGTATATCGACACGAAAGACATAGAGTATAAGGCAAGATTTTCGATAGAAGAAGATTTTGCCGAAGACTCTAAATCAATTATGCGCCCCTATCAGGTGGTAGAATCTGAGAATATGATCCTATTCGATAAAAACGAGAACATAATAAAAGGATCTAAATTCCGCAGACGCGGCAATACTATATTCTATGAACCTCCTGGAGCAAGAGAGTTTTCGCCGGCAACATTTACGTGCAATGCATTCTTAAAAAGAAAAGCTACTTACGACAGCGAAAAACTATACGACATAAAAATAGGAACCGCAGAAAAAGACACGAAAATTCCGCTGGCTTCTAAGCTGATTAGTATTTTTGGCAACGCATATAAAAAAGGATTATGTCCTCCAAATATAAGAGTAAACGGAGGAGATATATCGAGAGAATCTATGATTAATGCGGCTAATAATGAAGCCGACTTTATCTTCGTAGAAACGAATAACGGCATAGACTTCTCTGGGCTAAACATAAATACGCTACTCGATAAAAATATAAACGTGTGGATATCATCGTCTCAGTGGGGACAATCTCCCGGGAATCCTCCTGGAGTGCTCGTACAGGAAGGATCGATGAATAACTTTTATAAAAATACGACAAGAAAAAAGATATCCAAATATCGATTTACTACTCAAGAAAGAATCGAATCGTTAAAAGATAACTGCACGTATAGTTTCCCCTACGAAGACGTAATGTTAATCGAGAAAAAAGATCGCGGATTTGTCGTCGTTACTCCGTCGGATTTTATAGAAAACTGCGGAGATAACGTAAAAGTTATTTACGACGTATTATGCTATATATATTTTAACGCATATAAAAAGTCTAAGAAAATATCGTCGTGGATAACAAATGAGCCTGTCGACTTTGCCGCGTATTCTTATCAGAAAATCGAAGCGTTTCATAAGACTATATTATTAAATAGCCTCGTAGGAGACACCGCATTAAAAGACGACTACAAACTTCTCGAGATATCCGTCCAGCCGAACGGCATAAAATATGTCGGGCTCGGGCCAAATAAAGAACTCCTATTCAGAAAAACGAATAAAATTAATATAGACCAGAAGAAAAACGATGACGATATATCTTACCTAACTTCAAAAAACACTGTCGTTTTTTATGGTAAGCTAGACGCCTATAGTACGGAAAGTCGTGTTAAGCTAACTGGAAAAAGAAGTCGAGACAAAATGTCCGTAGTTATACAATCCGTAATAAATTCGGATAAGGCTATCTGGACGAATGAAGAAATCATTCTCGACATCCCCGACATAAGATTAGTCTGGTTTATTTGTGCTAAAAGCGGAACGGTTAATATCCCCAGTATGTTTACTCTAGTAGAACAAAGTGAATATAGCCTAGGTAAGCACGGATACAAAATAGCGGAAGTTCGTGTCGATACAGATAAAAATGTTAAAATAGTAGACACCAGAGTTTTTGGCGGAGGACTCCCTGCAAAAGAAAAAGAAGACTACGATCTAATAGACATAGGGAACTTTTACGGAAGGCCGTATCGTCTTGGATCGACGCTAATTATAAGGCTTCCTAAAAGGCTCAAGCCGCATGAAAGTAAAATCAGACAGGCAATATTAAAACATATTGCTGCCGGAGAATACCCTATTTTCATCTTCGAATAAAAAGCTAAGAAGGGGCGAATATAAGAGAGTGAACGATAAGCTGATAAAACTAAACTTCGCTCCGGGAATAAAAGCGAAGGATATTAATCATAATTTTGATACGATAAAAGCCTGGATAAACAGAGAAAGAAGAAGAGTAGGTGGCCCAGGCATTGTAGATGGCTTCGACATAACATATGATGTCGGAGCATTTACGGTTACTGTAGGACCGGGAACTATCGTAAGTGATTCCGGAGAAGAAATAGAAGTAGAAGGAAAAACATTTCCTGTGGGCCCGCCGGATTATATTACGAGACGCGAGAAATTTGCGTGCCCGATAGACGGTATCGTAAAAGTAAGCGAGCCGCCATATTCCCCGAAGAAAAAAGGCCGCATTGCTTACTCGGCAGAAATTCATCCTTTGTCCGCAATGCCTACGCAGGATGAGTTCGACATATACTGTGAATCCGAAGCGTCTAGAGTTTACTATACACAAATAGACGAAAATCGAATTTATATATCTCGCGCAACTGCATGGTACAATAAAGAGCTTACGTTTAGCTACTTTTCTGCTGACGATAGAGTAGATGCAATCGTCCTTTATCCCGACGGTACGTATAAATATCAGAAGAGCATTTCTTCTAATAGTCCGTCCCACGTAGAGTTAAAAGACTATCCGGATGACTGCATGTTGGTCGGCGTAATCCACTGGATGATAGGCGAGATAATCAAGGTCGACGTTTATACAAATCATCGTACTTATAGAAATGTATACGTCGACAATAAAAGGCAGTTATATCTTAACGGGCGACTATATAAGCCGAGTCAGGTCATTTATTTTGAGGAGCCCAAAAACCCGAAGGAAAATGACCTGTGGTATGACTCTAAGAATAACACTCTCCTAGTATGGAGAGAATCCTACGGAGATCATGGATGGGTACCAATAAATGACTCTAGCCACATCGTAATAAAAGAGCGAAAGATATGGACGCCACAAAACTGGCCGGCAGACGGCAAGACGTTCCTATTCGAAGAAGGCGAAACGAATCTACGATTCGTACCGAATACGAATGCACTAGAGATTATTATAGATAATAATATCTTAATGAGCGATCAGTACGACGAAGTAGTTTCTACGGAATTTTCTAGCGCTCCGTCATATCTTGCTCGCGGCGAAGGATTCATATTAAAAGATCCGCTAGATCGCCCGACATACGTAGAAGTAATAGTATCGCATCAAGTAAAATCCAAGCCTGTTCGGGAGACGTTCCAGAGGGCTGCAATCTTCGTAGACGAGAATTATTCGATTAGACAGCAGACAAATACGGATCAGGTTTTCAGGACCGAATACCAGTATGCTATAGGAGCAAACCAATTAGAAGTATGGGTCGACGGCGTACGTCTCGTCCCGGATATTCAGTTCGTAGAGATGCTCGACGATAGAAACCCGGCAAACAAGATAAAAGACAAAAATAAAATGTCTTATCATTATAAAATAATGATCCCGGTAAGAGTCGGCGCGACTGTCAGCTATCGAATCAATAAACACGTATGGAGCTACGATCAGATTGCTCATATGATCGGCAATGTCCATGACGATATTAAAGAGCTAAAAGAGCGCTGCAAGATTCTCGAAAAAGATCTTTCTAACACAAATGCTCACGTAGCTCATCAGTTAGATATACTTGCGTCTTCGATAGATAGTCTTAAGACAGAGAAGGTAGGACTTAGTAAAATTAACGACGATATCTCCTCGAAACTCGTCGGACAGCAAATTAATATATCTGTATCGGCTACGGCGCTTGGCCCGATTAGTGGTGTTACGATAGCTAAAAGCTTCTTAACGGTACATCTTATTAGTAATAATGAAAACAGAGTGCTGCGTAGAGACATAGATTACGGATTAGTAGATACTCCGAATGGTCTTCGCATAGACCTGAATCCGGAATTCGTTCTTTCTTCTAATACTATTTACATAACTGGCATAAAGGTGGGAGTATGATATATGGCAAATCGCGATTTTCTATTCGAGACAAAGACTCAGGATTTTTATAAAGTACAAGCTAATATTCTCACCGAAGATATTACGAATAATAACTTCATGCCGGAAGATCCCAGGATCTCTAAAAATAAAGGGCTAAATACGACGAAGAAAAACATCGTCGGGGCTATTAACGAAGCATTCGATATGGCTCATGAGGCTTACGTGAAAAATTCTGGTACCGCCTTTGTAAAAACGGTAAATGGCATCGTTCCAAATGGCGTCGGAAACGTAGATATAAAAAACGTCGATCGAAGCGTGGGAGATGCTCTCGGGAGAAAGATCCACGAAACGTACATAACGTTAAATGATCTGCCTAAGATAACCAAGGCAGCAGCCAGATCTGTCAATGGAGTCGTCCCCGACTCAAACGGAGACGTTAGGCTCAAGATAGTATCTACGATAAACAGTTTGTCTCCAGATAGAAACGGAAATGTAGAGATCAATCTCGATGATTTCGTTACGAAGAATGAGTTATTCGAAGAAATCGGAGATGCTATTAAAAAGATCCCGAAGCAAAAAGCTATAACGGTTAATGGGGTTCCTCCCGATCTCGATAACAATATCGTGCTTAGAAGGGTCCCCGAGTCTACTAAGGCGACGAGAGATGGCGACGATAACATCATAGCCGATACGTATATAACGAAAGAAAAGCTAGATAAAGCAGTTGACGATCTTAGTGCGACCGTAGTCCATTCGATTAATGGAAGAACTCCTAACGTGGACGGCACGTTTACGCTAGACTCTGTTCCTAAAGACGGAGCTGGAAACGTAATAACTGCAACCTACGCCAGAAAAGAAGACGTATACTTAAAAGCTCAGGTAGACAATAAAATTGCCGAAGCCCATTCCGGTATTTCTACTCCGGAACAGTTAGCTGAAAACGTAGCATTTAAAAACAAATATGCCGCGAGGGAAGACGTTTATACAAAAACGCAAACAGACGAAAAAATAACGGAAGCTATAAACGCACTTCCGAATGCAGAAACCCTTTCGTTAAATCCGGCGTTCACAGACAAGTATGTGAACAAAACAGCCGTATACACAAAAGAAGAAGCAAATCAGAAAATTGCAGATGCAGTAAGTACAGTAGATGCAGAAACGCTATCTCAAAACACTGCATTTACCAGTAAATATGCAACCAAAGTTGAACTCAACGATTTTAAAGCAAGCATTACTCTCCAAGAAAACGAATGCAAAACTCTCAAAGAAAAGCTCCAAGAGATTAATGACGAAATAAATAAGCTAAAAGAAAAAGTTGACCTCTTGTCAAAAAATCAAGGTAAAAATCCGCCTTCTCCTCCGTCCACCCAGGGGGGGGTAATCAAACTATGGGTTGCGCGTTCTACATATGTATTAAATGATCTCGTTAAAAACGGAACACATATTTATAAAGTAACCGGCGTAACGCCAAGAGTACTTGAAAATACTGGAAAAACTGGGAAAAAAGCACCATCGCTTAAAAACATAGCGGTCGGAAGCGTGATTGAAGATGGTACGATGAAAGCAAAATATATCGGAAAATTGCGCGGCCAGCTTGCTATAAATACGGAATATTTAAAAGACGAATACATCATATGGGAGTCTCAGGTTTTAATCTGTGACGTTCCGGGCACCACCAATGACAAAACAAACGTAAGCTGGGATGCGAATAAAGACGGCCTCACCAGCGGAACAGCGCACTTCAAAATCGTATATAAAACTAAAGTAGTATGGTGGGGAGCAGACAAACTTTATAAAGACGGACAAATCTGTATACATAACGGACGCATTTTGGAGTACGAAGCAAAAGGTTCTATCTCTGTTGATGAAGCAGGAGATAACGCGCCAACATTCACAGAAGGAACGCAGAAAAATGGCGATTACGAATTTACATACGTAAAAAAAGACGAGGAGGAAGATGAAGGCTAATGATTGAACCCAAACTTACTTGGCATATTAAGTTAGATGACGAAGAAAACTTCTCTCCTACTTCAGACCGTTATATGGGAACATATTCTTCGAGAAATATTATGTCAGCAAAAATAAGACTCTGGAACAATAAATCTGGAGTCGAAGATGTAGACTCTCTTAAGAATTTTACCGTTAAAATAAGCTTTCGCGACAAAGAAGATTCCGCTCTTCTTCAATATGTCAGAGTAGAAAACAAAGATGGAAACAGAATAGAGTTAAATAAAATAGATGACCATCTACTGTTAATACTTCCTAACGATATAGAACTATCCGGAAAGGCAAATAACGGAATAGAATCAGAAAACAGAAAAAACTACCTAGAATTTTCCGTTATATTTGCCACACCCAAAAATGTCATACTAAAAGAAGGCGACTTAAAAAGTCTTCAGATAGAAATAGTAACCGTCTAAAAATGGAAGGGGTTAAAAATGCCGATACTAGGTTTTAGGGATCCTAACGCAAAAACAAAACAGGGTCCGACAGTTGTCGTGCAATCAAGCAGACTAGAAGACGCTTCTTTTATGAGCGTACTTCGCACATCATATTTGCCGGAGAGCGCTCCGTCAAACACTCTTATACTAGACAGAGAGCAGAATGTTCTTTACGTAGGAACCGGTTCGGGGATCAAGAAGGTCGTCGGAGACGTTAAAGTAGAGACTCCGGAGGGACATGTAGATCTATCCGAATATCTTAAGAAAAACGATGCCGACCTAAAGTATGCTACAAAAGAAGAGCTGAACAATAAGGCGGCAACGCCGGGCCCGGCAGGTAAATCTGCGTACGAAATCGCCAAAGAAAAAGGTTTTACTGAGGACGAGCAGGCATGGCTTAATTCTCTTAAGGGTGCTAACGGAGAAAACGGTAAAAATGCCTATGAGATTGCCAAGGCAAACGGATATCAAGGTAATTCAGAAGCAGAATGGCTTGGCTCGCTAAAAGGCGAGAAAGGTAACGACGGAGAGAATGGCAAATCCGCATATGAGATTGCTAAAGCGAATGGGTATCAGGGGAATTCAGAGCAAGAATGGATTAGCTCTTTAAAGGGTGAAAAAGGCAATGATGGCGAACGCGGAGCAGATGGACAGCAAGGCCCCGCAGGATTAACCGGACCCTCCGGAGAAAAAGGCGAAGACGGAGCTATGGGGCCCGCCGGAAAATCTGCCTATCAGCTAGCTAAAGAGAAGGGTTTTGCCGGAGATGAACAGGCATGGCTCGAATCTCTCAAAGGTACTAACGGTGAGAACGGCAGGTCTGCATACGAGATTGCCAAAGCAAATGGCTATAGCGGCAACTCGGAGGCAGAATGGATTACGTCCCTTAAGGGAGAAAAAGGCGCTGACGGAGAACGCGGCTCAGACGGGCAACAAGGTCCCGAAGGAAAGTCCGCATATCAGGTAGCAAAAGAAAAAGGCTTCGTAGGAGACGAACAAACGTGGCTTGATTCCCTCAAAGGAACGAAGGGAGAAAACGGAAAAAGTGCATATGAGATTGCCAAGGCAAACGGTTATAGCGGGAACTCAGAACAAGAATGGATTGAGTCGCTAAAAGGGGCTACAGGTCCTGCTGGTGCAGTTGGTCCTGCGGGCCCAGCAGCAAACCTAGAAGACTACATTAAGAAGTCTGAAGTAGAAGAAAAATATGTATCACGAAAGGTTTTTGACAACCTAAAAAGTGAACATGACGCACTAAAAGCCGATCATATAACACTAGCAGTTTTTACGAACCTAAGAGATGAATTTAACACACTAAAAGCAAAAGTAAAAGAGCTCCATCCTGGATCTGGTTTGTAGGACAAAATCCCTAAAAAATTTCTGACGATTTATATATAGTCGTACTATACTTACGTAATATTTATGATGAGTAAAGTACGACTATTAATTTTGTCGTAACAAAAATAAGTCAGAAAGGAAAGATGAGCAAAGATGGACATCGATTTTGTTTTGCAGCTTGTACCCGTGGTTTTCTCGGCAATCTGTGCTACGATTATGGCTATCTTTAAATCTAGGCTAAAGAAGAGAGAAAAATTCCTAGAAAAAGAAGAAGAGCTTAGAGAAAAAGAGGAAAAAGAACGCAGAGCCGAAAGTGAAGCAATTCGTGAGGGGATGACTGCGATCTTGAGAGATCGTATGATCCAGATGTATGCTCACTGCGAAAAAAATAAATTCGCGCCGATATACATGGTAGAAAACATGAACCACATGTATCAGGCGTATCACACTCTAGGCGGGAACGGCGCAATGGTTACTTTATACGAAAAATTTAAATCATTCCCTCATAGCCACTCCGGACTAGAAAATGTAGAAGAATCGCACATACAAAGCTAAAATTTAGGACTCCTTACGGGGTCTTTTTTTCTTGACTTTTTTAGACACAGATGCTAATATTAATACATAGTATAATATAGCAGAAAGTGCGGCTAAAAGCAGCGGCAATACAAGTAATAAGTAAGTAGCATCAAAAATATCGAAAGGAATGAAGCAAAGAATGCCGACACTACCGCCGCGCGGCGCCCGCAAGGGCTCCGAATTAATAAAGCAGGGAAGGACCCCCATAA